ACCTCGCCGTTTGTGATTATTTCGTACTTTTTTAAAATACATTCTATTTCATTGCCGTAAATAATTTTGTCGCCTATTTTCATTTTTTGGTGCCTCCTTAGTTATAATAAAAACTTTCTATTGCTGTCCTTGTAGTGCCTTTTACAACAATAGTCATTAAGTGACTAAAGCTATCCAGTGCTAAGCCGTAAGGCTCTAAATCTTTATTTAATTTATCAATTCGCCTGTCACAGCTCAAAGATAAATCTTTTGTGCTCTGGCGGTTGCAAGTTCTTTCCTCGTTTTCTAAATATGATAACCTGTCAAGGTCTGCATTCAGTCTGTAGAAGCGATTTATCAATTTTTTAGCAATATCATATTCAATATTGTATGTTTCTGTTGCTCTTCTTAGCTCTTTTTCTCTCTTTTCTGCAATTGTTAATTTTTTCATAATTCTTGTACCTTTTCGCCGATTGTGATATAATCGGCTTACCTTTCTTTTTTTTGATTGGTGGCGGTTGTGTGTCTTGGTAGAAGTGCAACCGCCTTATTTATTTTGTAGCTTAATAATAACACCTTTTAAGGTGTATGTCAACACCTTTTAAGATGTTTTTAAATTTTGTTTTTAAGTGTTGCAAAACTGCAATATTTTATATATAATAGTAAAAACAAAACAGAAAGGAGCTTGTAAATGATTACATATAAAATAGATGTATTAAAAGAGCTGGCACAGCGTGGCTACACCGCTAACAGAATGAGGAAAGAGAAGATATTGAGCGAAAGCACAATGCAGAATTTGAGAAATAAAAGCGACATTAATACGAAGACATTAAATACAATATGCGTTATATTAAGATGCCAGCCGTCTGATATTATAGAGATAGTTCCAACAGATGACGAAAAAATAAAATATTTTTAATAACACTAAAATTAGTGTTGACATTATACTGATAATAGTATATAATTAAGGCACATTAAAAGAAAGGGCAGCCGCAAGGCTGAAAAGGTGGAAAGGATGAAAACAATTGAATTATTAAACAAAGTTGTTGGACTTGGATTTAGCAGAGAAAAGGCACTTGCTGATATAGACGCAAGCCTTGACGAAATAATCGGAGCAGAAAACAGAAAGCCAATTACAGAAGAGGAAATAAGCGAAGAGCTGGCGAATGATATTTTATTCGGGTTTGAATGTGAAAAAGAAAACAATTAATATATAATATATAATATTTAGGCGGTGTATATCTGTTATACATCGCTTTTTTAATGCCTATTGATTAATTATATTTATTGTGTTATTATGCTAATAATTAAATATATAAGATTTACACCCGATAATTAATAGTTATTGGGTGTTTTTTATTTGCATTAAATACAATCAGCTGGAGCAGGTCCAGCAGAAAGGGAAGATATGGAGAAAGTACAGGAAGCACCAGACACACCCGAAGTATTTCAGAATGACATAGAGCTTTATTTATCGCAATTCTGCCAAGAACACAATATCGAAGATATGACCAAAGAACCACAGAGCAGATGGAATGCTGCATTAATGTATATAAATAAATATGTTTTTAGTGATAAAAGTATATTAAAGTTAAATAAGAATATTAATAAAAATAATACTAATTGTATTATGGATAGTAATTTTTATATGTATGATTTAGATAAATTAGAGTATATATTATATATATATTATTATATGTGTTCTATGTATGATAAAGAATGTAGTATATTAGGCTTTAGCTTATTAACTGGAATACATAAAGATACTTTTATGGATTGGGGAGCGAATGAGAGAAAGCTAAGTACAAAGGGCTTCGAATTGGTTCAAAAACTGCGCGATTTTAGAGAAGAAAGTTTATCTAATAAGCTTGCAACCGGCAATAAAAACCCGGTTGGAATTCTTGCAATACTCAACAGACATTTTGCTTGGAACTTGCCCGGCGTCAGTCGTGAAAGCAGCAACAAAACAGCTCTAACAGCCGCAGAAATACGCCAGCAATTAAACCAAAATAATACACAATTAACGGATAAACAGCAGATAAACGCTGTAAACAATTCAGACACAATTTAAACAACTTGTAAACCGCTTAAATACTGGGTTTGTGAGTAATAAGTATTTATATAACGCTGATAAATTAAGGTTTATCGGCGTTATAGTATGGATATGGTGTTAATTGTGTTAATTGTTTGGGAATATGGCATAAAATAGACACAATTACACGGATAAGGGCGGAGGGGTTATTTACCTCCAGAACACGCCCCAACTAAGTCACTCAATTATCCAAAATAACAAAAAAGCCCTTATATAGCCCTTATATATTAATATATATTTATATTATTATCACCACATAATACACATATTATATAATTATATATAAATAATACCTAACCATTAATCATATAATTAATACTAATAAATCACTTATATATTTAATTAAAAATAATCCAATTAACATCTATACATTTAAGCTAATTAGGTGTATAATAGACACATATTAATTAATCACAAGATATTCAATAAACACATCAGAGAATCAGCTAGTCGGCTGAATAAATTCCAAAAAATTTTAAAAAACAGAAAAAGAGTTAGGAGTTATAAATGCAGGGCAATGAATACCAAAAATTGGCTATGCGTACTAACGATAAAATGGCTCATCATAGATTAAGTACCGAATTAACTGGTAAGCTTCCACTTAGTCCTCTGGCAGAAAGCAATGCTAAGTGTAGCAACATAAATGACATAGCAGGACTTCTTAATGGCGTCTTAGGTTTAACTGGTGAAGCTGGCGAAGTATCAGACCTTGTTAAAAAGGGCATATTTCACGAAAAAGGCATAGACTTAGAACATCTTAAGAAAGAGTGTGGCGATGTTTTATGGTACGTTGCTATGATTTGTGAAGCTTGCGGTTTTAATCTTGATGATGTAATGCAGACAAACATAGATAAACTTATAGCGCGTTATCCGGACGGTTTTGACACTTACAGAGCTAATCACAGACAGGCAGGTGATAAATAATGGGTAATCAGGATAAGCACTGTTACCAGTGCAAACATAGACATAAGTTATATTGTGAAAAGCCTTGTAATGCCTGTAATGGCAATCCAAATGTTGTAAAAGGCAAGGATAACTTCACAGAGCTTGAAACAGCAAATAAAAATGCAGTACTCTTTGAAACAAAAGAATAGCATATTGCCCCTTAGCCAAGTGGTCAAGGCACAGGATTTTGATTCCTGTATCGTGGGTTCAAATCCCACAGGGGTAGTTCAAGTGTTTAATTACACTTGTGCCTTTACAGGACTTATTGGTTTACTAGCATTAAGTCCTCCTTTCACCTCATAGCGAGAGCTGTTAAGGACTGTCAGATAGTCCGTGAGGTTTTGCGTATTATAAATACGCAAATAAAATTAAGTTATACCTATAGCGCAGCAGTTATCCGTATGGATAGACAGCGAGCGAAGCTACTTTCTTTGAGCCCAACTGCACGGGTAGAATGACATCCAAGCTTTGCCACGACCTGTTATAGGTGTCATAGCCTATACTGCTATTAAGACTAGCATTGTTTTTCAGTATCAACTATCCACCTTAATCGAAACATTTTCACAATGCTAGTCTTTTAAAACGATATGGAGAAGCGGCAACGATTGGCGGTGTTGCGGCAGACTGTAAATCTGTTCCCTTGCGGTAAACATTGTAGGTTCAATTCCTATCTTCTCCACTTTGCCGATATGGGATAAAAGTATTCCAGTAGCTTGCTAAGCTATCCAACAGAAATGTTGTTCGTGTTCGATTCACGATATCGGCGTTTTGAAAGCACTTCTTGGGTCTGCGTGCGTAATGTTGTTTGCAGACTTATCCTAGGTTAAGAGGTGTGAGTAAGTTGATGTGTGGCGGAATGGGTAAACGCTAATAGCAGATAGAATGAGCTAGTGGTTTGAATCCACCATAGCATAACCACAGGGGAATACCTGATTGCTAGGGGCTTGAAAGGACAGGAGTGCTTGTTTATGCGTGGTTCAAATCCACGCCACATCAATTCGAGTGGGAACGCATATCAATGTTCGTAGTGGGGATATGCAATGCTGTGAGTTGAGAAACCTGTTTTAGCAGCTAATTAAACTATATAACGGATAGTAGTTTAGTTGGGAGTAACGCTTGATTTATTCAAGTAGTCACAGGTTCAAGTCCTGTCTATCCGATTACAACAAACTAGCTTGACGAAGCGAAAAGCACTTCCGCTGTGCCTGTTTGTTGTTTTTATCAATTAAGCGGAGTATGTATCACAGGCATACACAAATAATATCAAGCGGAGGTATTCGATTATGGCAACAATTAGAGTGCATAAAACAAAAAATTACACAGTTATGAGTAATACTCATTTAAGAGATAAGAATTTAAGTCTGAAAGCAAAAGGATTATTGTCTGTAATGCTTTCATTGCCCGATAATTGGGATTATTCAATAGCTGGGTTAGTTGCAATAAGTAAAGAGAATGAAACAGCTGTTAAATCGGCTTTAAATGAGTTAAGGGATAATAATTATGTTGTGGTTACTAAGGAAAACCCGACAAAAAGCAATGGCGGAAGAATAAAGTACACCTACGAGGTTTACGAAGAACCATATAAACAGAAAATAGAAAAACAAGATACAGAAAATCTAGGGGTTGAATGTCAACAGGTAGAAAACCACGGACAATTAAATACTAATGAATTAAGTACTGATGAATTAAATATTAATATACAAAATACTAATGAATTAAATACTAAAAGTAATTCTCTTAACAGAGAACAGTGTAATTCTTTTTTACCCAAAGATAAAAAAGCGAAAGAGTTTAAGCCGATAAGCGAATACTCTCAAAGTGATTGGGAAGTTGCCGAGGAAAGAATGATAAGCAGAGCTGGTAAGATAGCTTATGATTGGACTGACGATGAAACACTCAAAGAAAATGTAGAAGCATTCTTTAAATACTTTTTAGATAAACACGGAGAATGTACAGGAGAATATCACTACCCATTAACAGATAAGGTTTTATCAAGAGTAGTAGATAATTTAACAAAAGAAACCGACATAGAGCGTGACGGATATACAGACACCTATTATGCGGCTATAAGTGATATGGACGATAATACAGACTACAAGATGTTAGTTGATGAATATTTCAATACAAAGTTTTCAACACAATGTGATTACAGCTTAGTTCATTTTTCTTCGGAGAATGTTTTAATCAACATTATGAACCACGCTTGTAAGAGCAGTTGGTGCGAAAGTAAAGAATGGTAAGGAGTGATTATTATGGCTATGGGCGTACACCCACTAAACAAAGATAAGTTTTATAAAGCAATTAACTTATACATATCGGGGCAGGCTTCACAGGTAAAGGCGGCAAAAGTAGCAGGTTGCAGCGTGCCGACATTTCTTAAATACGCTAACAAGATTTATGGCGGCGAGGAATTGCCAGATAATTTATGGGGGAAGAATGATGATTAAGAGAATTGTTAATCGTTGGATAAGACACAAGACAAAGAATCTGACAGAAATACCACTTTTTACAATGACATTTGATTATCGTAAATATAAGGCACAAGGCAAGAAAGATAGCTGCACAATGCATTGCCACCCAGATATTGCGAAAGATGAATTTGTGAAAAGCAAATTACAGGAAGTTGTTGACTATATCAGAGATAACTATGATTTAGATATATTTACGAAGATTTGAGGTGTAATATGAAAGATTGCTCAATTTGCAAATATTGTGATGAAGATTTTGATTTTGATGAAGAAACAGGAGAAGAATATCCGGTTTTTGAATGCCAAAAAGGGAATGACACATCACTTGACTGTGAGTGCAAGGATTTTAAGAAATACAAGCCCCGAAAATATAAAGAGAAAAATACCGAATGCGATATATGCGAATACAGAGAAAAATGTGCAAAATATAGTTCTGGGATAGACTGTACAACTTGTAGAGATACAAAAACACATATTATTTATTCACAAGACAAATGTATTAAAAGGGCAAAAGAACTAGGTGTTGAGATGCCTAAAGATATTGAAAACTTTTTCAAAGAACATGGGATCGAGGTGTAATATGTGCGAATTTTGCTCGTATAAAAACAATCCATTTATAATTTACGGAAAAGAAATCAAAATAAATAAATGTGCCAAAGAAACAGACTTGACGGAAGCACAGGTTATGAGAAACAGGGATGATGAAGTTCCGGGAATTGTGATTTATAAAGGATGTAGCGCAACCGGATATTTTGATATCAATTATTGCCCTATCTGCAGTAGAAAGTTGGTGGAAGAATGAAACATCAAAAAGAATGGCACACTTGCGACAGGTGCGGAAAAGAGATAAAGATAAAACCAAGAAACGAGATAAAATTCACTTGGATTACACGATATTCAAGTTTAGAACCAACATTTGAAGATGGTGATATAGGGGCAGAAGTTGAAAATATTCATACATTTAGATTACATAGCCACAAGTATGATTTATGCCCTAAGTGCAGGAAAGATTTTGAGAGGTTTATGAGCAATGAAGAAATCAAGAAGTAAAATAATCATTAAAACAAGAGCTGGCGGTTACACAAAGATTTATGCCAATGGGAAATGGCAGAAGAAAGTATGTGTCATTGATTATCATGCAGAATGCAGTAACAAAGATGGTATAAAAGTTTCTTGCGAATTTGATAAGAATAAGACTGATAAAAACGGTTCGGTTATTTACGACCCGGAAAAAGAAGAAATTGTAAAAGAACACGTAGTTGCAAGAATTTAGGGGCGAGATTATGGAATTTCAATACAGAAAAATGGTACAGGAGATAGCTGACATGACATTAGACAATGCCACAATTAACAATATTCCATTTCGTGAATGGATTGATAATGTAAATAATGCTTATGAAAATAAAAAATGCAATCTGACTTCTTGCCGATACAACACAGATGGAAAATGCACGAATGAGGAAAAGAGAAAAGAATGCGTAAGAGTTTCAAAGGCTGTGCTAATGATTGATGATTTGGTTGATATAGAAACGCCAGATAATCAGTGGATTAAGAAGAAAAATCCATTTAATGTTTGTGACGCAAATCCTAATTGTGAGTGCGACCCTGAAACTTGCGGATTTGCTGTTGAATATTCCTCATTTGAAGATGTTAGCAAAGGAATACATAAATATATGTGCGGTCGTTATAAATGCAAATATCAGAAATAGAAAGGGTTGAGTGAAGATGTTAATAGTCGCATTACAAGATGATATAGACAACTTATATGCTATATGGAATACAGTTACAGATAGATTTTTAGGTGTAAACCTCACAAGAGACTGGGCAATGGACGCAATAATACAATATAAGCATTGTTCTATAGCAGAAGCCAATTCAAGGCTAGACAATCCACAGCCATTTTCTGACATTGCTAAGGCTATTTGCAATAGCAATATTAAAAGTGCATTAAATGTACTACGCACAAGATGTCACGAAAGTGCAAGAGACAGTTTTGATAAAGGTAATTATGGAATTTTACATATAGTTACAGCAGATGAATTAAAATAAATGATTGCTGATTATCAGCGGAAAGGAATTTTTATGAAGAAGAAAATTATAGCAATTGTATTAGGATTGACATTGTGTTTAGGAATGACAGGATGTACCGCACAATGGGAAAGAAGCGTAACTGATTTTAAAAGCAATATTAATGGTGGTATGCAGAGAACCATTACTGTATATACGGCAGATGGTAAAGAACTTGCAACATATAAAGGCAAGATTGATATTGATACAAATGATGGTGGATATGTTAAGTTTGATTTTAATGGTAAGAGATATATCTACTACAATTGCTTTGTAGAAAGCATTGCAGATATTGATTAAGTGATATTACCGGCTACAGATTGATTGTAGTCGCTGACCTTAGAGAGTTAAAGGCTGATAAAACATAGAAAAGGAGATGGAACTTATGAAACAGTTATTTGTAAGCGTGCCGATGAAAGGCAGAACAGAGGAAGAAATCAAAGCAAGTATTCAGAAGATGAAAAAGGTAGCAGAGATATACGAGGGTGAGGAATTAGAGCTTATCGACAGCTACATTGAGGATAACCCACCTAAAGACAGCAAAGAAGCTGTATGGTATTTAGGTGAAAGCCTTAAGAAGCTGGCACAGGCTGATGTGTTCATAGGAATTGCGGAGAACTATGATTGGAGTGGCTGCTGCATTGAAAGGGAAACAGCAGAAAGATATGGCATTAAAGCATATATGATTCCAGCAAGATATGTAATTGATGATTATAATGCACTTGTGCAGAAATTACATCCGGCTGTCCGTGACGTATTATTCTAACAAAATTTTACCGGCTAACAAATAGAGTTAGTTGCTACCCTAAAACAGTTATAGGCAGAGGTCTATAAGCACCTTTGCTTTTTAAAAGTGGAGGTGCTTTTCTTGAATTCTGAATTAAATCAACTGATAGATGATTGCGAAAAATACATATCCCAAAATGGAATAGATGAAAACATCATAGAAACCTACTACAACGTGTGCCAACTTGCCAAGAATGAGCGTGAAATTGACGCAATGTTAAAATGCACAGCTAGGGCAAAAGAACTTATAGAAAAGGCTTGTATGCGTGATATAGGCATAGATATTTTTGAACTTGAAAAATATACATTTAACAACAATATAGACAATGATTTAGTTAATAGATATTTTGATACCTTATTGCTTGAAGCTCCGCACTTATTCCACAGCTATTTGCTTTATCTTGAAAAAGACAGAGAAGAGAGTGAAAGATTTTATCAGCCAAAAATGAAACAGCTTAATAAATACGGGCTTATTCAAGCTATGCAAGATTTGGAAGACGACAAATATAATAGATTATGTATTTCTATGCCACCAGGAACGCAAAAAACTACACTAGAAAAATTTTTTTGCTCTTGGATAATTGGCAAGCACCCTAAAGATTACAGCCTTTTCTTTTCTCACAGCAACGAAATTACAGGAAAGTTTTATAAAGGAGTGCTTGACATAACAACAGATGATAAAGAATATAAATGGAATGTTATTTTCCCTAATTTACCATTACAAAGCACAAATGCACAGGCACAAGAAGCTAATTTCGGCAAATACAAAGCATTTTCAAGTATTCAATGCTCATCAATAGGAGCTAAGAACGCAGGTAAGGTTAGAACTAACCGTTATTTATATTGTGATGACCTTATAGGCTCTATTGAAGAAGCACTTAATCCAATAATTCTTGAAAAAATATGGAGAATTTATGGAGTCGATTTAAAACAAAGAAAGCTAAACGAACAAGTAAAAGAAATAATTATAATGACCAGATGGAGTACAAAAGACATTATTGGACATATTATTGAGCTTTATGGAAACGACCCAAAGCTAAAAATTATTTCGATTCCAGATATTGACCCTAAAACAGGGAAAAGTAATTTTGACTATGAATATAATGGAATGTCGGTGGAGTTTTTTAATGATCAAGCACTGACAATGGATGATATATCTTATAGATGTCTTTATAAGCAAGATCCAATAGAACGTGAGGGATTGCTTTATCCAGAAGACAAAATAATGAGGTACAAAGAACTTCCTAAAACACGAATTAAAAGAATTACTGGACAATGTGACACGAAATCCTCTGGTACTGATTTTTATGTGTTTCCTTGCCTGGTTGAATTTGAAGAATATGAGGGAACGTATTACTGCACTGATACTATATGCAACAATTCGGCAGATTACGAAAAACAATATGAAAATTCAGCAAATTTAATTGTCGATAATGAAATGCAAGATTGCGATTTTGAAGCCAATCAAGGCGGAGATAGGGTTGCAAATGAAGTCAGAAAACGAGTAGAAGAAAAAGGCTGGTTATGCAATATATCAGACACCGCAACCGAAACGAACAAAGAAGCAAGAATATTTCAGTGTTCTAGCTGGGTATTGCAACATATTGTGTTCAAAGATAGGAGCCTATATGAACCTAAGAGCGATTATGCAGAGATGATGAGTTGGTTATTGAAATATTCAGTATCTGGTAAAAATTTGCACGATGATGTACCGGATGTTTTTTCAAATTTTGCATTAAGAATGAAAAGAGGAAATAGAGTAAAAAAGACAGTAATTATGTCAAGTCCGATATAAGAGGAGGGAATTTATGGTAACAAAGGAAGTTTTATCACAATATTCGGATTTACAGGAAGAAGTAAAAGAAGTAAGACTAAAGATAGAACGGCTTGAAAGAGATATAGGCAAAATTGAAGCTGGAGAAATGGTTATAGATTCTGTTAGCGGTGGCAATGGTGGCAAACAGCATTTTAAGATTGAAGGCATACCATTTCCAGAGTACAGCAGAAAGAAAACACTTCTTTATGCTAGAAAAGCCACATTGCAGTTGCTTGAAGATGATTTGTTGGAAAAAACCAATGAGGTTGAAGAATTTATTGCAAGCGTTGACGATAGCAGAATGAGAAGAATAATCAATCTTAGATTTTTAGAAAATAAGACTTGGATTCAGATAGCACATATCATAGGTGGCAACACAGAAAGTAGCGTAAAAATGGCTTTTCAAAGATTTATTGAAAAAAATTAAAAGATGTTACGATTGTGACGAAAAAATTATGTATTATTACAATGAGCAAAGCAAATTTCATAAACATGTATAATCCTTATCGAAAAGCATCGTCATTTAATTATGGCGGTGCTTTTACTATGTAACGAGGTAATAATATGATTTTTTATACAAACAAAGACAAGTCAATTATGTGTCCGAACTGCCATAAGTTTTTGACTAAGGCAGACAGCAAAGACCCACGAACACATAAATTAGCGTGCAAGCATTGCCACAAATGGATATGGTATGTACCTAACGATGATGATAATTTTCAGATTAAGGAAATACCACAAAGCAGAAGTTCAAGCGGCATGACATTTTATTAGAGGTGTAGATAATGCAGACAGGAAGAATTGCTATTTATACAGGTGCAAAAGAAATAACACCTGACAATATAATACCGATTTTGCGTGAAGCAATTTTGGAACATGATATTAATTCCAACAGAATACAGTTTCTTCTTGATTATGACACAGGAATACAGCCGATAGTTAGGAAGAATCCAAAGACTTACAGACCAGACATTGACTGTGAGTGTTGCGATAATGTGGCTAATGAAGTCACGGAGTTCAATTTAGGTTTTAAGTGGGGAAATCCTATAACGTTAGTTCAAAATGGCGACAATGAGGATTCTAACCTTACAAAAGCTATAGCAGAATTAAACAGTTGCTACGAATCACAGAATGCAAGGCAGAAGCAACAGGAACTTGCAAGATATGTTGAAATTGGTGGCGTTGGATATGTCCTCATTGATGTAAACACAGAATATGAGGATGGAGAAAGCTATTTTACATATGATGTATTAGACCCAAGAACAACATTTGTCATAAGGTCAACAGCTTATAGTGACAAGAGGGTTATTCTTGCAGGCACTTATATTAAAGACAAACATAGCGGTACAAGATATTACACCTGTTTTACAAAAGATATTCGTTATGAAGTTACGGATGGGATAAAAATTACTAACGGACCAGAAAAAGGAAAAACAAAATGGGGATTTTTAGAGAGAAGCGGAGAAGAAAATCCACTGCATAAAATTCCTATCATTGAATACACAAGGTCATTTGATAGAATGGGCTGTTTTGAACGGCAAATATCTGAAATGGATAACTTAAACCTACTCATTTCAGATTTTACAAATGATGTTGAACAGAATACACAAGCAGTATGGCACACAAATGATGTTGATTTCCCGGTTGAACAGGAAACGACAGTTGATAAAGATGGAACACCACATATCACTGAAAAAGTAAGAAAGCCAAAATCTGGAGAATGGATGCAGACCTATACATCAGCAGATGGCAAAACTCCAATAGTTGAGCCACTTGCAATTAATTACGATTACACAGGTATGCTTAACAATATCCAATCAAGGCGACAGATAATCTTGCAGAAATGTAATGTGCCACAACGAAATGATAATAGCGGTGGCAGTACAGGAGTTGCAATGTCAGATGCAACAGGCTGGTCACAGGCTGAAACAGCGGCGGCAAAACAACAACTAATTACTGATGGCTGCAAAATGGAAGAAATAAAAGTTGTTCTTGCAGCTATTAAGTTGTCAAACAATGTTAACAGCAGCAATCCATTACTTAAATTAAGGGCAAGAGATGTAAAACCTAACATTAAGCGGCAAAAAACTTACGAAATGTCAACCAAAGTTAATGCTATGGCGACATTGATAAGTCACGGATTTAGCCTTAAAGATACAGTTGATGCAATTCCATTCTTCGATGACCCTAACGATGTTGTAGCGAGAAGCGGAGAGATGGTTAAGGCATATCAAGACAGTATAATCAACAAAGACACACAAAACCAAGCAGAGGGCGGAGATGGCGAACAATCGCCTAACAAAGACCGCACAATGCAAGACTTATCAGACCAGACAGAAAATAGTCCAGTTATAGATAAGAGCAGAACAGATAAATAATTGATATTGAGCCACAAGGTAGAAAATGCCTTGTGGCTTTTTATATGCCCTAGAGAAAGGGCAATACAAATATCGCAAGAAGTTGAGAGAACAACAAAAACGCAGAAAGCAGAGGTAAAGAAATTATGGCAGATGTAACTAACAAAACAACAGAACCAACAACTAATAATGAGCCACAGAACGAAGAGCAGACACCTAGTGTAGAAGAACTTATGGCACAGCTTGCTAGTGAAAGAGCTGAAAAAGAGAAGTATAAGAACGCTTCCGATAAAGCCAGTTCAGAAGCAGCTAAGTACAAGAAAGAACTTCGTTCAAAGCAGACAGCAGAAGAACAGGAAGCGGAAGCAAAGGCGGAAGCTGAAAAGTTGCAGGCTGAAAAGTTCGAGAACATGAGTAAAGAGCTTAATCATATGAAAGCTGTCAATGCTTATCAGAAAGTTATAGGCGATGGAAAGGATATTGATTCTTTGATTGAGGCAGTTGCAGACGCAGACCATAGCCTTATAGCAACTGTAATTGCTAATGAAGTGCAAAGACAGGTTAAAGAAGCTAAGGCAGAGTGGCTTAAATCAAGACCGGCTATTAATGCAGGCGGTGGAGAAGAAAGCACGATAACACAGGAACAGTTCAACAAGATGAATTACCACGAAAGAGTGGAGTTCAAAAATAAGAATCCAGAGCTTTATAAGAAGTTCACAGAGTAGAAAACGGAGGTAAATAAACTATGCCACAGACTAAGTTAGCAAATTTAGTAGACCCACAGGTAATGGCTGATATGGTATCAGCTAAGTTACCAAAGAAGATTAAGTTTTCGCCTATTGCAAGAGTTGATACGACACTTGTAGGCAGACCGGGAAGCACTATTGTTGTCCCAAAATACGCTTATATAGGTGATGCACAGGATGTAGCAGAAGGTGTTGCTATGGGTACAACAGTACTTACAACATCTACAACAGAAGCAAAGGTTAAGAAAGCAGGTAAGGCAGTAGAACTTACAGACGAATCAGTGTTATCTGGTTATGGCGACCCACTTGGTACAGCTATCAATCAGATTGCTATGTCAATCGCTGCAAAGGTTGATAATGACAGCTATGACGCACTTTGCACAGCACCTATTGATCACGATGGAACAGCAGCACCTATCAGCTATTCAGCAGTTGTAGCGGCTAATAGCAAGTTTGATGATGAATCAGATTCATCACTTACAAAGATATTATTCATCAATCCGGCACAGGAAGCCACATTACTTAATGACGCTGATTTCAAGAGCAATGACAAGTACCCACTTAACGTAATTATGAATGGCACTATCGGTTCTATCGCAGGAGCACAGGTTGTTAAGTCTAAGAAAGTTAAGCTAGTTAAGTATGAACTTGATGATTCAACAGGAACAATCAATGTTGTAGCTGATACAACAAGCGAGGATGCAACTAATGTTCATCTTGACACAGCACTTGCACATACGCTTAAGCCAAAGGACAAGGAAATCAAGGTAGGTAGCAAGTTAAAGGCTGTTACAACAGAGTTCTACGCTTGTCCGATTGTTATCGTGTCAGCAGAAGACCCTAACGAGGACACAGGTGCAGATGGCGTGTCAGAGGAAGAGAACGCACTTACAATCTATATGAAGAGAAGCGTTGAGATTGAATCGGACAGAGATATTCTTGCAAAGACAACTGTTATCTCTGGCGATGAACACTATACAGCAGTCTTAAGCAACGATTCAAAGGTTGTTCTTGCTAAGTTCGGAAAGTAAGAGGTGTTTATATGTTATTAAGACGACATAAAATCAACGCCGCAAAGCAGAGCGAAGAAGTAACAGCAGATAACGTAAGACAGGAAGCAGTTTATGGGGATGAACTTAAATACGAGGAAGAGCAGGACAAGTTCCCTGCTCAACCTACAAGCGATTACACAAAGACAGCTATTAAGCGTATGCCAACAGCGGACTTACAGACACTTGCCTTAGAACAAGGTATTGAGAACGCAATGGAGCTTACAGGAGCAGAACTTAAAGAACTGTTAATTGAGAAGTTAGGATTATAGGAGCTGAAATTATGGAATACACCACATTGGAGCAAGTTAAAATCAGACTTAAACAATTTCATATTGATACAGTCACAAATGATGATGAAACAACATCTGATGTGGTAGTGTTCGATAACAAAGAAGATAATCCAATAATCGAGCAACTCATTAAGCAGGCTACAAAAGATGTAAAAGCAAGAAGAAATTACCCTGACAGTTACACAGACGAAATGATAACCGAGGACTTAAAGAAGTTTGAGAGTGTTATCGTTAATCTGGCTGTCTATGACCATTCACAAGCTGGTGAAGCATTTATGGCAAGCTATAACGAGAATGGTGTCAACAGAACTTGGAGAGATAGAGATAGTTTGTTTGTTGGAGTATTTCCATTTGCTAAAGTATTATAACGCCTATAGGGCATTACAGAATATTAAAGAAGATTGTGCGTTACCATTTTGCTGATGTTGGCAATATGGTAGCAGGCGGCACACATTAAGGGTGGTGGGCGGTGTGCCTATTAATTTTGCAGGAGATATAAAATGAAAGAACTTTTATTACAAACTTATACCATAGTATTACCGATATTACTTGGCTATATAGTTTGGCTTCTGAAACAACAGAAAAAGGACAAAGACGCCAATAGTAAAGGTACAATGTTGCTTTTGCGAGTACAGCTTATCGAATATCACGATAAGTATATGAAAATAGGTGAAATTCCATCTTACGCTTATGATAATTTTGTTGAGATGTATAACGCATATCACGCTTTAGGCGGTAATGGGATGGTAACTAAGATGTATAACGAAATACAGGAAATTCACTTAAAGAATGGAGGTAAAGATTAAAAATGGATATAACATCAGTATCAACAGTAGTTGCAATCGTTGTAATAACATATCTGATAGGTTTAGGAGCCAAAGCAATTCCACACATTAAGGATAATTACATTCCTATAATTGTAGGCGTTGCAGGCGGTATATTAGGCGTTATAGGTATGTATGTAATACCTGACTTTCCGGCAAATGATATTCTTAATGCAATCGCAGTAGGAATTGTGTCCGGATTATCAAGCACAGGTGTTAATCAGATTTATAAACAGGTAAAGAACAATGCTTGACATTAATAAGCAGGTTATGAAGTATTCACTTCAAGGGCAGACAGTAACTATTTATGAAAGAGATGATGATGGCAATATCCTTTATGAGGGATATACCGACACAGAGGGCAACTTCATTCCTTATCTTGATGATGATGGAAATAAAATACCCAAAGTTCTTGAAGAGAAAACAGGTTTTTCAGAGCCGGTCGATTTCAAAGCAAACATATCATTCAGCGGCGGAGAAGCACAGACCAAGGAATACGGCTTTGATACAGCCGATTTTGACGCGGTTTTACTAACAGACAAAGGAATGTACCCTTTGAAAAAAGGCGACCTTATCTGGCTTGATAGCAAGCCTACATACACATCTGATGGACTTGTTGATGAAACATCAGCAGACTTCACGATTGTAGGCATTAAGCCAGCATTATATTCAACTAAGTATATGCTTAAAGCAGTTGTAAAGTAGGTGGTAAATACGAAGTATCAGAGAAATGAACAGCTAGTTGGTTCTATCTTTAAAGGAAAGACAATCCCATCTATGCAAGAGCCAATAAATGAAAGCATAAGACAAGCTGTTTTGCAAGCAGTTAAGGAGAATGTTTATGGCAAGACATACAATTAATATATCATTGTCTGAAAAGTCCGTAAATGAAGCTATCAGACAGCTACAACAGTATAAGCAGAGTTTACAGTATAAATGTGGATTGCTTGTCGAACGATTAGCAGAATTAGGCGACAAAGCAGCAATTATGAGTGTTAATGAAAGTCCATTAGGTAGGACAGTAACATTGAGAGTTGACAGAAAGCCTATTCAAGATGGCTACCAAGCTATTTTAATTGCTACCGGTAAAACTGTTGAGGTAGAAGATAGAGAACCATTTTACACGCTATTAGCAATTGAATTTGGTGCTGGTATTTATTACAACAGCGGCAACGAGAACCCAAAGGCTAATGATTTTGGCTTGGGCGTAGGAACGTATCCAGGACAAATCCACGCATTCAGCGATGGCTGGTACTACTTAGGTAATGATAATCAATGGCACTACACGCACGGCGTTAAAGCCACAATGCCTATGTATAACGCCACAATGGAGATTATTAATCAGTATAAGCAGATAGCAAGAGAGGTGTTTAGTTAATGGCAAATGCAAACGATTGGGCGACAGACCTTGAAAATACAGTCACAGCACTTGTCAAGGCTAAAACACTAACGCAGCTCAAGAAAACATATCCAAAGATAGTTATAACAAATGAGGGGGAAAACAGCGGTCAAGCAATATTCCCAACAGTATACATTCATTTACTGCCAGCAGTAGAACAAGGACAAACGCTTGACGGACAGACGGTTAACGCATTATTAGCGACATTTCAAGTAGATGTTACCGCTAACACAAGCAAATCTGACTGTCGCAAGGTTATGGCAGTAATTACAGACACATTTAAGACAATGAGATTTCAAGGCACATCAATGCCAGAGTTCTCAATCAGCAATAAAGTACATAAGAGTACCGCTAGATTCAGAAGAATGATAGCGGCAAATGACAGATTAATGTAACAAAGAGCAGAAATGCTCTTATTTTTTTGCAAATTTTTAGGAGGTAAGAAGATATGGCAGATACAGTAGCAGGATTAAGCGCACTGGGAATCACGTTTAGTTATGGTGTTGAAACTACAGCAGGTACTAAACCAACAGCGTTTAAACTTCTTCATAGAATCAATTCTATTGATGAGATTACAGTAACCCCAGAGGCTATAGATGCATCAGCACTTGAAGATTTACAGACAAGAAACATTGCAGGTAGAGATACAGTTACAGATACAGTTGCGGTAACAGTTAATAAGACGGAAGCTACAATCAAAGAGTGGAAAGACCTTATTACAGAATATAAGGCTTTAACTGATGGAAAGAGAATGTGGTTTCAAGAGATTACTCCGGGTATATCAGATGCGGAGTTCTTTGTTGCACAGCCGCCTTCAAAGTTACCAATTACGGGCAAGGAGCAAAATTCACTTCTTACAATGGCTATCAACCTTATTATTGAGGATATGGTAGGAACAGATACAGCAGTAACCCCAACATCGGGGGAATAATGAGCTATTCGACTAAATCAAAAAAGGCTGTGTCGGATAGCGTAGAAAACGCCAAAACAGCCGACTACACATCATATCTTGATGATGTAACAGAATAATTAATTTAAAAGGCAGGTGCGGTGTAAAATCCGCACCTTTCCCTATATGGACGATAGGGTGGGAAAGGGTAAAAATTATGATGAATATTAATGTAAACGGAAATGAATACAAAGTTGAGTTCTCTTTTGGAGCAGCAGAGTGTAAAGAGATAGTGCAGAAAATGTTCTCTGTCGTTAATGGTTCTTACTTACTTGTACAGACAGACAAGAGTGTTGCACAGGCTTCCTTTGATGGATTAGCAAATATGACAGCAGATGTGCCAGAGATTTGCATTTTAGCCATTTATGCAGGCTGTATTGACAATAACCCTGTAACTATGGATGAAGCAAAGGAACTCACTAGAGCATATATTACGGAGAAGAGAAAGACAGATAAGAGTTACGGATATAGAACATTGTTTGAAGAAATCAAGAAAGCGATGGAAGACGATGGTTTTTTCGAGTTGAGCGGAATAACGACGATGTTAGAGGAAATGGCGAACAATGTGGAAGAAGCAGCACAGGAACAGAAGAAACCGACAGTAGTTCCACAAGACCACAAGAAAAAGCAGACTTCCACAAAATAATATGGGAAGAATACTTTGTTTTAGCCAGTTCACTAGGCGTTAGTTATTCAGACTTTCTTAAAATGACACCTAAAAAGCTATGGGCTGTTGTAGAGGGTAAGAAACTTGAAAGACAACGAATGGATTCAGATATATGGCTTGCAGTAGGTAACTACATACTCCCAGCAATCAAGATAGGTGTTAGAAGTGGTGCTTGGGGTAAAGGTGAGCTTGAATACCCAGATAAGCCTATTTATAGAGATATTAACAAAAAAGAGAACAGTGAAGATGAAATACAAAGAAAGAGAGAAGAGTTTGTCTTGAATATGAAAATACGAAAAGCAAACTGGGATTTAACACACCCTAAAAATGATAAGCCGGAGGTATAAGCGTGGAATTAGACAGTTTAGAAGTCAAAATTACCGGTACTGCCAAGAAAGCTATTGATTCTGTTGATACACTAATAGAACATCTTACAAGGCTGTCAACATCACTTGCGACTGCAAATGGCTCATCACTAAACAGCCTTGCGAGCGGTGTTAGTCAGTTAGGTTCTGCTATGCAGAATATGAACGTAGGAACAGCAGATTTTACAAGGCTTGCTAAGAACATCACAAAGATAGGTTCTGTTGATTCAGTTGCACTAACTAACACAGCTACATCACTTCAAGCTGTCACAAAGGCAGTTGCAAGCATATCAGCTATTCCGCAAAATGCAACGCAGGTCACAGAATTTGCAAAGTCACTTGGTAAGCTAGGCAGTAAGAGCATAGAAAACGCCGTTGTAAACATTCCGAAATTGGGCAATGCTTTAAATGGCTTAATGACAACGCTATCAAGAGCACCAACAGTAAGTCAGAACGTTATTCAAATGACTAACGCATTGGCTAATCTTGCTAGTCAAGGTAGCAAGGTGGGTACTTCTTCAAACTCACTTCAAAAGTCACTGTATGGCGTTTCTACGAGCGTCAGGACAGCGACTAAGAGCAGTTGGAACTTGGCAAGTGCAATAGGTAAGTTTTATGCCACTTATTTTATGGTAATTCGTGGCAGTAAGAAACTTATAGAAGCCATCAAGTCAACAACAGATTACATTGAAGCGTTCAACTATCAAGCGGTTGCGTTTGGTAAGATTGGTTCAGAGTGGGATAAAGATTACGAAAAGTACGGATATGATAACGCAACAGCATATGCAGAGAGCTTCCAAAGCAGAGTAAACGATACTCTCGGAAAGCTGTCTGGTTTAAAAGTTAATGTTCAAGGTGGCTTGCTTGAAGAAAGCGGAGTAAAGAACTTAGGACTTAACATACAAGAGATAACACAGTATGCTTCACAGTTAGCTTCTGTTACTAATTCGTTAGGACAGACAGGCGAAGCAACAACGGCTATAACAAAGTCAATGACAATGCTTGCGGGCGATATAAGCTCACTTTTCAATGTGGACTATTCAACAGTAGCACAGAACTTACAAAGCGGTTTAATCGGACAATCGAGGGCATTGTACAAGTATGGTATTGATATTACCAATGCTACATTAGCGACATATGCTTATAACTTAGGCATTTCTAAGTCTGTATCAGAAATGACACAGATGGAAAAACAGCAGTTAAGAGTGTTAGCAATATTAGACCAAAGTAAAGTATCTTGGGGCGATTTAGCCAATACGATTAACAGTCCAAGTAATATGTTACGCCAGTTCAGTAACAATATGAAAGAGGTAGGAATGGTAGCAGGACAGCTATTTATCCCAATTCTTTCAAAGGTTATGCCAGTAGTAAACGGAGTAACTATTGTAATCAAAAGATTATTAGTTGGTCTTGCTTCTTTAATGGGCGTTAAGATTGACTTTGAGAGCTTCGGACAAAGTGGCTATAAAGACACATCAGATGGCTTAGAAGATATTTCAAACGGCTACCAAGATGTAGCTGATTCAGCTAAGAAAGCTACATTATCCCTTATGGGATTTGATGAAATAAATAAATTACAGGACGATACAAGCTCAAGCAAGGGCTCAAGCGGTGGTGGCGGTAGCACTATTGATTTGACAGACGATATTGCTAAGGCGGCGGCAGAATATGAAGCGGCGTGGAATAAGGCATTAGCTAATATGGAAAATTCGGCAGTCGCTTGGGCTGATAGAATAGAAAAAGCCATAAAAAAGGGTGACTGGTACGGAATAGGTACTTACGCAGGCAAACAAATAAACAAAGGGATAAATGCTTTTCCTTGGAAAAAAACAGGAGAAGCAATTACAGAAGCTATTTGCAATGTTTTGGATTTTGCAGATGGATTTGTTAGTTCTGTTGATTGGGAACAATTAGGAAGAAATATAATAAAGTTTATTGAAGGTATAGATTTAGGAAAAATAACTGTAAAAATTTTGGACCTAGCAATTGACTTAGGAGTATCAGCAATAAAATTAATATGGGGTGCTTACCAGGAGATATACGACAAATGGGGAATTGCAGGAATTTTGGCTTCTTTGGTTATTCCGGGCGGAATTCTTACACTTAAATTTATTACGGAATTTTCAGCAAGCATAGATGATAGTAAATATGTAAAAAAAGCAAAAGATGGCATAGAAAATATAAAAATAGCTGCACAAGAAAAATGGAATGAAATTACAGATTGGTGGAATAATACAGCAATCGTAAATTGGTGGAATAATGATGTTATGCCTTGGTTTGCTAAAGATAAATGGAACAACTTGGGTGATAATTTCAAGTCAAGTCTACAAGATAAATGGTCTGATTTTTCTTCTTGGTGGAGCACAACCGGAATTTACAATTGGTGGAATAATCACGTAGCACCTTACTTTACGGCAGATAGATGGCGTGATATGGCAGATGGAATAAGAGTAGGCATACAAGATAAGTGGAATAATGTAGTTAATTGGTGGGATAGCAAACCATCCCTTAGTGAAATTTCAGTAGCCGTTGAGAACTTTTTTTATAAAGTAAGAGATATGTGGTATAATTTCAAAGATTGGTGGGACAACTTAGGACTTAGCTTTCCACATATAAAAACGCCACATTTCGATATTGATGGCGAATTTAGTCTTGTGCCACCTCAAGTGCCCAAGATAAGTGTTGATTGGTATGCAAATGGCGGCTTTCCAAACAAAGGACAGTTATTCGTTGCTAATGAAGTAGCACCCGAAATGGTTGGTACTATGGACGGAAGAACAGCAGTAGCCAATCAACAAGAAATTACAACAGGTATTGCTAATGCAGTTTATCCAGCAGTATACAATGCGGTTGTAGCGGCTATGTCAGAAGCCAACAACAACGTTAATATAACACTACAAGGTGACGCTGATAAATTGTTTACAATGGTACAGGATAAAGCTAATAACTACACTAATATGACAGGGCAAGCAGCATTCCCTTATTAATTGACAAATAAATAATAAAAGAATATATTTAAAGTACTAAAGATAAGGGGGAATGTATATGTTAAAAAAAGGCTTATATAAAATGCTGGAAGTATTAGGAATAAAGAAAAAACAGCAACCACAAATTCAACGCCCACTAAATCCTAACTTTAAAGGAGTGTACAGAGCGACAGAAAACGGCTTAGTTGAAGTATATTGTCCAAGATGTAGCAGTTGGGACTGCTCTCACACACAGATTACAACAACTGTACCACAGAAAACTAAGACAAGATATACCGTTAATTTGAATCCGTTTAGACCGTTTACGCTGGTTAATAAGAAAGAGAAGATTAAGCAACAGGGCGGAACTTATTCACAACATAGGTTTGTGTGTAACAGATGTGGGCTGATTTTTTGGTAATACATGATTTTAATGGAACGTATCTTTTTGGTGCGTTCCATTTTTTATTAAAAAGTGCTTGACAATTATTGCAAGGGCAGTTATTATAATAACATAAATATTGCAAGGGCAATAATTGAAAGGAGTGATTATTATTAGTCCAGTAGGAAGACCGCATAAGGAAAACCCTAGAAATGTTAATCTTAACATTAGGATAACAAAAGATGAAGCTAATCGTATTCAGAAATGTGCTGATGAATTGGAATTAACAAGAACTGATACCATTATGAAAGGCATAGGGTTAGTAGAAAAAGAACTTAAAGACAACAAAAAAGAGTAGCCACAAGTCGGTCAAAACTTATAGTGACTACTCAACCAAGATATTCCAAAGGAATATAGTTATATTACTACGTTCCTTTGGGAAAATCAATATTTTTTTGGAGGAAAACAGATGGAAAAACAATTAAAAGACGAAATAAATAAAGCATTAGAAAATATTGAGGATATATGGATATTACATCAAATATATCGTTTTGCTGTTAATATGTCGAAAGATGATTTAAGTAAATAAGTTGTTTTATAAAAAAGAGGGGAGCATAAAAAGACACCAGTTGACAATATTCATAAAATATATTATCTTGGTATATGCTAAAATTAATAGAACGAACGAGACACAGCGCATACGAAAGATAAATTTTCAAGAATAGTCTTTTGTGTGCGCTTTTAACATACCAATGAAATATAAAATAAAAATATTTTGGAGGTATCTATGCTAGTAGAAACAAGGAAAATAAGCAAAGGCAAAGAAGTAACAGTTGTAACAAGCCTTGATGTAGCAGAAACTTTTGGGAAAAGACATTCGGATGTACTTAGGGATATAGAAAATCTTGAATGTAGTCCAGAGTTTAGAGAACGCAATTTTGCGTTTTCTAAATATTCCGTTGAGAACAATAAAAAAACATATCCAATGGTATATATGACAAGAGATGGTTTTACCATTCTTGCTATGGGTTATACTGGCGAGAAAGTTATGAAATTTAAAGAAGCCTATATTAACCAATTTAATCAAATGGAAGAACTTCTCAAAGGCAAGCTGATAGAGAGAGAAAAAGGCATAGCAGTTAGGCAGTCACTTACTAAAGCTATTCAGCAGTCAAGCGAAAATGAGAGAATGCACGGACACGCATATTCGACTTATACTGACATTGTATATAGGACTGTATTCGGAAAGACAGCAAAACAGTTAAGAGAAGAATGTGGGATTGATAAAAAGGCTAATTTGCGTGATTATTTCACAGCAGAAGAACTTGAAAAGGTACAATCAATAGAAATGATTATCAGTGGACTTGTTAATTGCGGTTGGGGATATAACGAGATAAAAGAGTTTATAACTAACCCAGCAAGGAAACTGATAGCAGCATAGCGTACCCACAAGTGGGTACGAAAAAATTCCCAAGAAGTCGGGAAAGTTTTTGCAGGAAGTTGCAAAATATTCCCCATAAAGCTGGGGGAAGTATTTGTATAGTTGTTGCAACGCTTTTCTCCACTTGTGGAGAAAGACATTAAATCAGTAGCGCCGCAATCTTGGCTCTACTAGAATAAAAAAATCAGAACAAGTTGAATAGACCTGTTCTGATTAGCACGTATGAGTGAATGCAAATTAACTCATACCAATAATAACAAATAAACAGCAAAATGACAAGGACATTTCACTTAATTGTGAGGTGTCCTTTTTGTGTGCTTGGAAAGTGAGGTTTTACTATGAATTTTATACAATACATAAAGCAAGCGTGGAAAGCTGGCACTAGCGGCGGCACTCCATTAAGTCCAGATAGACTTAACCATATGGAAGATGGAATTAAGAGTAATAATGATATGATAAGTGAACTAAACAGCAATATAGCTAATAGTGACATTGAGGGAATATTTAATTACCTAGGTCTTGAATTAATCATATACCACAAATTGGGCATATGTTACCTGCATTCCAGCGGCAGATTAACTCAAGCATTTCCAAAAGAATGGACCACAATTGGTGAAATAAGCAATATAAATTACAAAGGTTATGGACACTTAGCCGCTAATACTAGTGGAAAAATAATAAAATTTGCATATATAAATGGAACTCTAAGTGCATATGCACCAAGTTCAACAAATGCGATTGAATATGTACAAGACAGTTGCGTACTTATCTGAATTAACTATTTACCAATTTTTAATTATTAAACTTTAGGGTAATCAGAAAAAAATAAATTATAAAGCTGTACACAATAAAATTTCCACATAGCCATTAAAGTATGTGTTACTACCTGCCCACCCACCAACTTGGCATATATGTCCATCTGATATACCAACCATTGTGTAAGTAATACCAGCATTTCTTCCTAAGTGTTGCCCACATATACCTATTGCTTTATAGCCGGTAGGTAGCGTGAATTCCTTTTCTATTAGGAACGGCTTGTTAGCTTCAATTACTGCATTATCGTAACTAACCTTGATTACTTTAAATAAATTATAAGAATTGCTGTTTAGCTTGCTTATCATATCGTTATTATTCTTAATTCCGTCTTCCATATGGTTAAGTCTGTCTGGGCTTATTGAAGTAAATATATAGAAAAGAGGTGATTGAATGATAAGCGCTGTAATTATCGAGGGAGTAACATTCCCAGTAGCATATAACGGCTACACATACAGCAGAAATAAGATATGGTCTAAGAACACAGGAAGAAACGATTATGGAGAAATGGTAGGCACAATCGTGGCTATTAAAGACAAAGTAGAACTGCAATTACCGCCATTAACAGGAGAACAGGCATTATTGCTTGATAATGTGATTAGCGACATAGATAACCCATTCCCAACAGCACAAGTCCTGTTCTTAGGCGGTCAACAAAAGGAAATGACAATATACACAGGAGATGTGACATATCCGTATCTAACAAGGGCAAAGAATGAGGACGGATTAATAGTCGGAGCAAAATTAAGTTTAATTCAGAAATAAGGAGATTAACTATGAAAATAACAGGAAATGAAGTTTTAGCACATTATGAAGCACTTGCAAGCGTGGCACAGCTTAAAATGGGTGGCAGATTAGCAGTTGCCATTATGTCTAACATTAAGATGTTAGAGCCACACTTTAAAGCAGTTGTAGAAACGATAGAAAAGATACGAAAGGAAAATAAAGATAACAACGATAAGATAAAATCAGAACTTGAAGAACTAGGAGAACAGGAAATAGAAGTATCTGAATACACAAAAGTTGATATAAGTGCATTTGATAGTTGTGAAGCCATTGAGCCAGCTAAGATTATCGCACTTAGCTTTATGATTAACGATTAATCAGCAGAAAGGAGCAACCTAATGAAAAATATTAATTGGGGTGCGGATTTCAATTTGCTGTATGCGAGATATTACAGCAAATATTTAGTTGACGGAAAAGAATACAATCAGACACTTAATGAGTTTAAGTACAGCAACATAATCAATCCGAACAATAGCATTTCCATAGGTAACACTTGCAGTAGTAGTGTTACCTTTTCTATTTATAATCCAGAAATCACGCTTGAAAATAAGGATATAACCATTTTTGAGGGTGTTAAGGGCGATAGCGGCATTGAGTATGTACAGATAGGCATATTTACTGTAACTAAAGAAGAAAGTAACGGCGAATACACTAAGTACACAGCTTATGACAAGATGTACAAAGCTGAAAAAGGTTATTTTTCAGCTTTGACTTATCCTAGTACAGATAAGGCTATTTTAGAGGAAATCTGTACAAAGCTAGGCATACAGTTAGCAACTAGCATAACAAACACACATACAATCATAGATAAGCCGCAAGGCTATACAATGCGTGAAATGATAGGTTATATGGCTATGTTGCAAGGCTGTAACGCGGTAATTAATTCTGACGGAAACCTTGAAATAAAGTGGTACAAAGATAGCGGTTATGTGCTTGACGGACATCAATACTATCAGCAAGGGGTTGCTTTTACCACTAGCAAAGATTTTACGATAAGAAAGCTGACTTGTAACAATACAAAGTCTGGTGATAAGGAAACTAGCACAATCACTAGCGGCAGTGGTACAACTGGACTTAGCTTTGCTAATCCATTTATGACACAAGCTAACTTAAATGAGATTTATAAAAAGATAGGCGGCTTTCAGTTTAGACCGCTTACAGTTAAGTTTGTCGGTGACTGGCGGCTTGAAGTAGGCGACATTATAACTGTTAATAAGGGCGGCGTTGATTACAAAGTGCCTATAATGCAGATTACGCACGAATGCGACGGCGGACTTATGGATACTGTTACATCTATAGGTCAATCTGACACAGAAAACAGCAATATTGCTAGCGGTCCGATAACAAAGCAAATGGAACGATACTACGCTGATTTAGTCTTAATCAACAAGGCAGTTATCGAGAATGCCGATATAACTAGTGCTAATATTGAGAGTTTAAAAGCACATCAAGCGTATATCGACCGATTAAAGGCTAATAAGATTGAAGCTATTACAGCAGATATTGTTAATTTGACAGCAAGTAAAGCTACAATTAATGAAGCTAATATCGCTAAGTTACAAGCAGATTATGCACAGGTAGGCGTGTTAAATGCAGATGTAGCAGACATTAAGACCTTAATGTTTGGTTCAGCGACAGGTAAAAGTTTAACAACAGAATTCGCCAATGCAGTCGTAAGTGTTATTGGCAATGCACAGATTAAGGATGCTATGATTGACAGCATAGCTGCGAGCAAGATTACAGCACTTGACCTTAATACCACCAAATTTAAGGTTCATAGCGAAAATGGAATGTCTTATTGGCAAGATAACACAATTATCATTAAAGATACTGACAGAATAAGAGTTCAAATAGGTAAAGACGCTAATTCGGACTACAATATGTACGTCTGGGATAAAGCCGGCAATCTTATGTTTGATGCCTTAGGACTTACCGAAAAAGGCGTTACAAGAAAAGTTGTTCGTGATGATGTTGTTCAAGATGACGCTAATATTAATGCAAGTAAGCTAGATATTGAAACACTATTTAGTGTTATCAATAACGATAACACCTATACACTTAAGAGTAATAAGATTTACCTTGATAACGAAAAACAGACACTTAATGTCATTATGCAAGCTATAACAAGTGGTGCTGGCAAAGATTATACTCAATGGGGCGGTATGATGAAAGTTGCTAGTGATTTTATCACTAATAAATTGTGGTGGACTGAAAATGTTGACAACGAAAGCATTAAGACTAAGTTTTCTACTGTCAATCAGAAGTTAGATAGCTATGAAATCACGTTATCTGACTTATACCAACAAACGAACGATAATTTTATGGTGTATACAGTTACGGAAACACCTAACAAAGATAATTACCCAGCTATTGATTGGTTCATACCTATTTATCCATCAGATGATTTATTTCCAAGCGATAATCTTACTTGGACTTATAGCAATGATGAATACGCAAAATATCACGGGGCAATAGCATACAACGAAACAGCTCAAAAAACTTGGCGTTGGGCTAAAGATGGTAAAGGCAATTGGAGTTGGAAAGAGGTATCTAACACGCAATTAGCCTATATGCTTAATCAGAACGCTAGCTTTAAAATGAACTTAGATAGTATATCTACATCATTGTTAAGTGTGCAGCAGAATTTAAAAGATAACTACAGTACAACCACAGTTATGAAGAATGCTATAACGCAGGCTGTAAAAGCAGAAAGCAATAGCATTAAACTTGAAGTGTCTAATGCTTATGCTACAAAGGATAGCTTAAGTAGCTACAGCACAACAACGCAGATGAATGCGGCTATAAGCACAGCAATAAGTAAAGAAAGTTCAGCGATTAAGTTAGAAGTAGCAGGAGCATATGCCACAAAAGATAGCCTTAAAAATTACGCTACAACAGCAAGTCTTAGTGCTTATATCAAGAAAGACCCAAAAAGTGGCGAACTTAAATCCGCAATTGAAGCAATTGCAGATGATATAACGCTTAAGGCTAAGGGGGCTATTAATATTAGCGGTAACAAGAGCGTTAACATTAGTGGTAACGCATTTACTTTAACATCAACTAATACAATTATAAGTGCAACGGGGACAATTACCTGTAGTGATATAATCGGGACCGGGGGTCGCATTGGCAATTGGGATATTACTGATGGAAGCTTAAAGAATGATTACTTAGCACCAGACGGATACTTAAGAAGAACTTACATTCAAAGTTCAAAAAATATTGGTGATTGGATTTTTTCTGTTCAGAAAGGAGCCGTACAAGGAACTTCGCCAAGCACACTAAACTCCCTGTGGCACGTTACTAACGATGGCGAAATGCAGTTCAATGTTGAGAGCGGTAAAGGTATTAAAATGTATGGTTCGGCAGGATTAGAGTTAGAAGTGTTAAGAGACCGCATCGAATTATATTACCAGCCTTACATCAATGGAGAACCGCAAGCTTGGACGAAAATTGAAAAAGGAAAAATTTCTATAGACTCAAAAGGTTGGAGTTCTTTTGGTGACTGTGCTCTATCTGTAGTTAACAGCTCAATAAAGACTACAGCATTGTATATAATGCATCAAACAGAAGATGGGTCATACTATCAAAGAGGATGTGTAATTAATAGAAATCCTTTTTCTGGTGATATTATGTTTGATTGGGATGGACGTTATCTTCGCGGATATATAGGGGATAATGTTGTTATCACTTGGGACAACGAAAATAAAAATTGGATATAAGATTAGGAGGTAAAACACAATGTTAGACATCAACTCATCAATTCAGAAGAACGGAACATTATCTGTTCAAAATTCAGACGGAACACTTAAACAGGTAGCTTATCTGTCAGCTACAATCAGCGAAAGCGGCACAGTCAGTATGTCAGCTAGCTTCAATGATTTTGCGGCATACTTGGCGAATGATATAGCACTAGACAGTGAGCTTAAGAGCTTCCTTGATGGTGTTAAAAACACTTACAAGGCAACATACAGCACAGAAGATAACACAGTTAGTTCAGATGCAACAGGAACAGTAGAAAGTGAGGTATTTTAATTATGATTAAATGTGGAGATTTTTCAGCGTGGAATGGTGTAGTTGACTGGAACAGAGTTAAGGCGGCAGGACTTACTCACGCTATCCTTAAAGTTATCAGACGTGATTTTGACCCAGATAAGCAACTTGAAAACAACTGGAAAGGCTGTCAATTAGCAGGTGTGCATATCTGCGGTGTATACAATTATGTTTACACGCCAACAGTAGAAGAAGCTATCGCAGCGGCTAAAAGAGTATTAGAGGTACTTGACGGACGTAAGGTAACAGTTTGGATGGACGTTGAAGATACTTGTATGCGAAACTTAGGTTCAGAGCTTATTGATATTATCAAGGCTTACAAAGAGGTTATTGAGGGTGCAGGATATGACTTTGGCGTATATACTGGCTTATCATTCTATGGTAGTTACATCAAGCCCTATACAGACCCTAGCGACTTAGATTGTCCGTTCTGGATAGCACGTTACTACTTAGGCTATGATGAAATGCAGTTAAATGATGATGTTAACACAGACAAGACACCTAACATTGACCATTACCTTGCAGGTTGGCAGTACACATCAAGCGGCGTTGTTGACGGAGTAGACGGAGTTTGCGACTTATCAGAATTCTATGGCTTTCATAATGAAGAAGATAATACAGAAGATAACAGCGAAGAAGATAACACAGAGGATAGCACAGATGAACACGTATATGCTACATACGCCGCTTATACCGATAGATGGTGGGGTGAAGTAGAAGATAGAGAAGATTGGGCTGGTGCAGGCGACAATAAAGCTATCACAGCACTTATTATCAAGGTTAGCAGAGGTTCAGTTAAGTACAGAGTTCACTTAAAGGGCGGAGATTGGCTTCCTTATGTTACTGGCTTTAATTATGACGATTACGATAATGGCTATGCAGGTGACAAGAAGCACGAGATTGACGCAATAGAAATCATTTACTATACGCCAGAGGGTGAGCCTTGGAAGTATGCAAAGTATATGGTATCTGTATTTGACAACCGCAACTTCTATCCAGAGCAGATAGATGATGAAACATCTAACGGAATGGACGGATATGCAGGCGTTATGGGCAATGCAATCGATAAGTTCCAGTTGCGTATTGAATAAGTTGCTTAATGTAATTTAGCGTACTTTATAGTATAATAAATTATAATTGCAAAGAAAGGACGGATAAAATGCTAAAAGATACAATAGAACAAAATAACTATATGGAGTTGATAGATACAGTTAATGTATCCGAACGAAACAAAGAAATTGTAAAAAAATACATAGCTGGAATTAAAATGAAAGCTCTAAGCGAAGAATATAATGTATCATACGAAAGAATTAGAGCAATAATCTATAATTATATATGGCATTGTTCTCACTATAAAAAACGCATAAATAAAAAGTAAACAATTTAATTTGTCGAAAATTGTCGAAATAACACGACCGAAAGTATTTGAAATATACTAACGATAAATGTATAATAAACTTGTCTTTGAGAAAAGACCCTTAAACATTTTCAAGTTCTGGCAGGCGATATTGTTTGATTGGCGTTGGCAATATCGCCGCTACACTTGACACGATAGAACGCGTGTTCTATAATAATCGTATCGCTATCAAACGTGCAAGGGCAAGAGAGGGGAGTGCAGGTTTATGGATAACAGTAATGAGGAAAATTACAAAGATAAGTTAATAGAACTCATAAATAAAATAGAAAATACAGGTACATTAGAGTACCTGTATTCATTCATAGAAAACTTTTTGAAGAGGTGGGGGTAAAACCCTACTTCTTTTCTTTTCGAGATAACATAACATCTATCATATCTAATATCGTTTCTTTATCTCTTTGTTCTAACATAGAAAACTTCCAAAGTAAATCAACATCTTTTTCAGCTTCTTTTGAATTATCCTTACGGATTGGCGAAACATCAAATCCCATTAGCCACGCTTCTGACACGTTCAAAGCCATTCCTAAGACAACTAGCTTTTCTTGGCTAGGTTCAACTTTGCCTGATACATACTGGCTAATATCGGATTTATTCATCTTGATATTGTATTTCTTACAATATGGTAATGATAAATTCAAAATATCAACTTGCTTTAACTTCCGTTCATTCATTAGCTGTTTAAGCCTATCTGATGTATTCTCTTTCATCTTAGTTATCCTCCTTTCTGTTGATAATATACCATTATTTGAACAAAAGTTCAAGATGTAAAACTAAAAAAGTAAAAAATATTGAACTTTTTATTGACATATTAATTTAATAATGCTATTATACAATCAGTTCAAAACATTGAACAAAAAACGGAGAAAGGAGAAGAATTGGAATGGCTTTTAATTACAGTAAGTTAAGAGGTCGCATAATTGAAAAGTACGGAAGTCAGACGGACTTTGCCAAGGCGTTTGGCTGTTCAGACAGGACTTTATCACTTAAAATGACAGGCAAGCGACCTTGGAAACAGATTGAAATTTTAAAAGCAATTAAATTATTAGATTTATCAGAAGATGATATACAGGATTATTTTTTTGCTTTAGAAGTTCAAAATATTTAACTTTCAGAAAGGAATGTTTATGGAGCTACAGATTTTTAGCAATTCAGAGTTTGGAGAAATCCGAACCATTACTAAAGATGATGAACCTATGTTTTGTCTGGCTGATGTATGCAAGGCATTGGAAATATCAAATGTAGGAAATGTTAAGCAGAGGTTATCTGAAAAGGGTATCCATACTGCGGATACCCTTACAAAGGGTGGAATGCAGAAAATGATATTTATTAGCGAGGCTAATCTTTACAAGACAATCTTTCAGAGCCGCAAAGAAAGTGCAGAGAGATTTACAGATTGGGTTACAGGAGAGGTACTTCCGTCAATCAGAAAGACAGGCAGTTATCAGAAAAAGTTATCCCCACAGGAAATGATGAGAATACAGCTAGGTATGTTAGACGATGTGTCAGACAGAGTGTCTAAGTTGGAAAATACAATGAACGTTGATTACGGACAGCAGAAAGTGCTTAATGACTTAGTATCAGCAAGGGTAATAAAAATCTTAGGCGGTAAAAACAGTAACGCTTACAAGGAAATAAGCAGAAAAGTATTTGCAGAGATTAATCACGATTACAAGGATTATTTCAATGTTAATTCAAGAGCCAACACACCAAGGCTTAAGAATGAACAGGCAGTTGAATATATTAAAAACTGGATGCCAAGCACTAACACAATGATGTTAATAAAAGATTGCAATGCACAGATAAACTTAGAGAACTGATGATTAAGCGGAGGATTGTTTTATGGAAAAGGAAATACAGGCAACACCACAGTATAGCATATCAGTAGAGGAATTGATAGCAGAAAGAAACAAGTTGGAAATCTCTATTGCGGCATACAAGAAAGCAAAGAGAGACAGTAGGATAGCTGAATATTTATGGATTTTATCAGCAATATTATTTATTGTGCAAATGATATTTCAGCTTATTAATTAGAAAGGAGTTTTAGCAGATTGATATTTATTATTTCTGAAAAAGGCGAAAGAGAGCAGATTAATGAGGTGGAAAAACTTGAAATCCTGGCACACATTGGCAGAAGAACAAGTTACCTCTTAGGAAGAAATAAGAATTGTGAACTCTTAAGAAGAGTAGTTGTAAAAGATATTTTAGGGCAGTTAAAGCACGAATACGGGTGTGGTTTGAGTGAACTTAAAAAGAAGTACATAGCAGACACTCACGATTATATCGACTGCTACGAACTGCCTATGATAATGAAAGAGAGATATAAGCTATGATACAGGGGTTTATGTTGGGCGTTGTTGTCGGAATGATACTAGAAACTATATGTATTGTAGTTACAACATTAAAGATTAAAGCAAAAGAAAGGAAAGAACAATATGAAACAGGTAAACGAGAAAGTAATAACAGTGCAGGATTGCATTGATATGTACGAGAAAAAGGATATGTATACAGTTATTGACGGCGGTAAAGTTGTTGGATTTGTAGAAAAGAGAGAGGAGAACTAAAGATGAAAGAGAGAAATAACAATATTACAGTTTTTGGGTTAGTTGCAGAAGAACCAGTTTTCAATCACGAAGTTTTTGGAGAAAAATTCTTTAAGATGATGGTTTCGGTTAATAGAGTTAGCGGAACAGTAGATACACTTCCTGTTCTTATATCTGAAAGAATTGTAGATATGAAAGAATTAAAAACAGGTGCTTGCGTAATGATTACAGGAAGAATAAGAAGCTACAATGAGCATATAGGTGAAAAAAGCAAGCTGATATTAGCAATCTTTACCGAAGTTATAGAGATATATGAAAACGAGGCAGAACTACCTTTTAATAATGATGTAGTTCTTAGAGGCTTTATTTGCAAAGAACCTATATACAGGGTAACACCTCTTGGAAGAGAAATAGCAGATGTTCTCATAGCCGTTAACAGAGCATATGGCAAGTCAGACTATATACCTTGCATAACTTGGGGCAGAACAGCTAAGTTCGTAGGTCACTTGCCAGTAGGAACACATATAGAAATGACAGGCAGGTTTCAGTCAAGACCTTATACAAAGAAGATAAGTGAAGATGAAATTGAAAACAGAGTAGCTTATGAGGTATCAGTAGGCAGAGTTGAGATTATAGAGGAAGAGGAGAATGCTGATGAATAGTGATATTACAGTTTCAGAATTAGCAAATATGGCAGCAGACAATGAAAAGCGTTGTCAAGTATGGCATCCAGTCCAAGGTGTTATATTTGACGGCACATTTGATGAACTTGACAGACGGCATTATCTTGCGGATAAGACAGTTGATAACTTCTCAATAGAAGATGATGTGTTCATTATGAATATATAAATAAGGAAAGGATATGTTTATGAAAAGAGCAGTTTTAAAAAAGGTAGTTCTTGAAAACTTTATGTGCTATGCACACGCAGAGCTTGATTTTTATGCCATTACAAAGATTATGGCTAAGAATGGCAAGGGTAAGTCAACTATTGCTACAGCTTATCTGTGGTGCTTGTTTAACTGTGATTATGAATTAAAGGATAATCCGGTTGTCAGACGTGAGGTTGACGGAAAATCCGTTGATGACATGGATACGGCGGTAACACTTACACTTGATGTCGATGGCAAGGAAGTTACATTGAGAAAGGTTCAGAAGCGTACATACAGCAAGGACGGCAGTTCATACAAGGACGATAACAAGTATTTTATCAATGATGTGCCTAAGACATTAAAGGACTTCAACACATACCTTGATGTTGATATGAATGTATTCAAGATGTGCAGTAATGTGAACGCATTTCTCAATCAGAAGCCGGCTGAAATGCGTGAGTACTTATTCGGTCTTGTAGGCAATGTTGCAGACCTTGATATAGCTTCACAGAAAGCTGAATTAGCCGAGTTAGTTCCTTTTTTAGAGAAGTATACAACAGAAGAAATATCCGCTATGAATAAGGCTACCAAGACCAAGATTACAAAAGATTTGCCTATTCTTGACGGACAGATTAAGGAAAAGGAAAGGGATATACAGATTAAACAGGCTATTGAAGTATCTGACCTTGAATTACAGAAGAACAGCCTTAAAGAACAGATTGCTGATTGCGTGGCAAAACAGACTGACAATGACAAGCTGATGGCTGAATATGACAAAGCTAGTTCGGATATCCTTAACTTGAAGTTTGAACTTAGTGATATGAGCCGCAAAGCCAATGAGGGTAATGTTAAGGCTAGAAGAGAGATTGAGGACAAGATTTCTGATAAGAGGTTTCTTGTTAAGCAGACAGAAAAGACTATTGCCGATACCGAAAACTGTATTTCCAGTTCAGAAAAGGTCATTGAGTGCATTAAGGCTTACTTGCAGACGGAGCGTGATAAGTGGAAAGAAGAGAATGAGCGTAAGTTTGACAAGAATAGCCTTATCTGTCCTTATTGTGGCAATGAATATAAGGAAGATAAGAAAGAGCAGTTAAAGGCTGATTTTGAAAAACATAAGGCTGATAACTTAAAGGCAATTACTGACAATGGCAATATGTATAAGGAAAGACTTGATAAGGAAAAAGCTACGCTTGAAAGCCTTAAAACAGAATTACCACAGCATAGGGAAAACCTTGAAATGCTGAATACAGCTATTGCAGACCTTGAAAAGCAGTTATCCGAACTTCCACAGGAAATTGATGTATCAGCCATCGAGGAATACAAGGCACTTGAACAGCAGATTGCTGAAAAAGAACAGGCTATACACAAGGCTAATGATATTTCAGCAGTTAAGGCAGAATTAAAAGCACAGGAAACAGCTTTAAGGCAGCAGTTAGCAGAATGCGAAAGTCAGATTGCAAAGTCTGATACGGCAGCAGATGAACAGCGACTTGAAGAATTAAAGCAGACAAGGATTGATTCTGAACAGAATAAGGCTAATGCCGAGAAAATCCTTGATTTGCTTGATGAACTTGACAAGGCAAAGAATGAAGCCTTGACAGAAGCGGTAAACAGCCATTTCTCACTTGTTAAGTGGCAGTTGTTTGAATATGCTAAGAATGGTAATTACAAGAGCTGTTGCATACCTACTGTTGACGGAAAGAGCATTTTAACAACTATGAGCAACAAGGGTAACAGGATTTTAGGCAGAGTTGATATTTGTAATTCTATTCAGAAGATTAGCGGCATATCAGTGCCTATTGTTTTAGATGATTCTGAAAGCCTTAGTACGGAGAATCAGAAGAAAGTTTCTGAAATGGTGGACAGTCAGTTGATTATGCTGATTGTAAATGATAGTGAGAAATTAGAGATTGTAGAGGGATAATATGGCGAAATTAAGAGTTTGGCGCAATTGTCAAGTAGGAGCGGTTAAAAACTTTTATGTCGAAGTTGAAAGCATTGAACAGGCTTGGAAAATCCTTAATACATTATGGGATTATGACTTGTTTCAGTATGAAAATCACATAAAACCGGACTACTGTAGCGCTTCCGGGCCTGAATATTTTGATGAGGAAGAGCGGGAATGGTACGAGTGGTACGACGATGACGGATTGGATATAAAAGAACATTTTGAAGAAAGTGAGGAATAATTATGGCAGAACAGACAGCAGTTGTAGAAAAGAAAGCGTTTACTACATCATTAAGTGAGTGGAGTAATACAATGACAGGGCTTATCATCAATGATTATAAGGCTGTTGGAATGGATATGGACGATTACGCAAAAGAGTGTGCTATGGAAGCTATGACAAGCATATTTAATCTTGTTAAGAATGACCCTAAGATTGATATGAGAAACCTTGATACAAGTAATTTAAGGGGCATTGTTAAGCGTTGTGCAAGTCTTAAGTTAAATGCTAGTGCATATCCAAGAGAGTGCTATTTTCAGTTAAGAAATGTAAAGGTGGGAACTGACCCACAGACAGGCAAGGATATATGGCAGAAACAGGTTGAAATGGGAATCGAGGGTACAGGTTATGACTCTTTGCTCGCCAACTACGGAAAAGATGTTAAACAGGTATATCCGTATTGGGTAATTAAAGAGGGTGACAAGTACATACCGCCTAAACATAAAGGACTTACAGTTACAGAGCCGGAGTGGGAAGAAAACGGATTATCTGATAAAGCGGTAAGAGTTGTATATCCTGTTAAGCTATTAGACGGCACAGTAACATATCTTTCTGCTGATAGAGACAGTGTTAAGGTAAATCTGTTAGCGCATGTTAAGCAAAACATAATGAATGAGACTTTTGGTATTTGTGAGGATAGATACCACGCCACACCAAAGCAGAAAGCAGAAATTAAGGCTAAGAAAGACGAGATACTCAATGCCTTAAGAGTGTGCAAGACGGTTGATGAAATGCTTGAATGTGAGCTTGCAAGACCTTTTATAAGCGGTGCTTGGCTTGATACCCCAGAGAGTATGATACAGAGAAAAATGTGTAACAATGCAACAAGGAAATACCCTAAGAATTATGACCCGATGGCAAGACAGGCGCAAGTTGAAATGGACGAGGTATATCAAGTTGCACAGGCTGAAATTGCTGAAAATGCTAATACTGTTGAGTTTATAGAAGATAAGGCAGATGTAGTTGACGACACAGCCGCAGAAGCAACCGAAGAACAGGCAGAAGATAGCACATTACCGCCATTTATGCAGGCAGAATAGGAGATTGAGTATGAGAATAATTTCGCAGGACGGAGCATTAGATGTTCCATATAATGATTATCAATTATTTGTTATTGGTGCTAAATATGATGCAAAAGTAGCACGTATATATTGCCAAAACTCATACGCACCAAGTGTAAAAATTGCTGAATACTCAACCAACGCAAAGGCACTTAAGGCTATGGAAATGCTTAGAAAAGTGTATGAAAATAATGTGTTTTATCATTGCACAGCCAGTTCAAAGCGTTTTGAAGAAGTACAGAGTATTTTGAGCGAGGAACAATTTCAGAAAGCTACAACAGAGTACTTTCAGTTCCCACAGGATGATGAAATCGAGGTGTAAATATGAAACAAAATCCAATAATACGTGCGTGCGAATTGTGTGGAAAACCACAGCAAAAAGATGAATCACGTTCTAATAAAAATTGGAATGTTTATGACGCAAAAGCTGTTTGTGAGTGCGGTGGAAAATTCAAAATAATGCTAAGAGAAGATGCGGAGAAATTAAGGAATGAAACTTAAATGTATTGCAACAGGAAGTGCAGGAAATTGCTATCTGCTAACTTCCAACAGTGGAGAAACACTTATCCTTGATTGCGGAATACCGATTAAGGAGATTAAAAAAGGCTTAGATTGGCACATTAAAGATGTTGTGGGTGTGTTATGCACCCATAAACACCTTGACCACAGCAAGTCGGTAAAAGATTTTGAAACTATGGGTATTCCTGTATGCAAGCCATACGAAACCTTGCTTATGAACCAGTTTCTGGCAAATTCTTATTTTACTGTAAGAACATTTGACCTAACAACCATAGGTGGAAACTGGACGCACACAGACGCAAATGGCGAGCCCTGCCCGATATATGGCTTTCTGATTATTCACAAGGAAATGGGGAGAATGCTTTACATTACCGACACAAATTTAATCAAGTGGAAGTTTAAAGGCATAAATCATATCCTCTTAGGTGTGAATTATGACAAGGATTTAATCGACAGGGATAACACAGGCAAAGCCAATCACGTATTCAGAGGTCACTTATCCATTGACACAGCTTGTGATTTTGTTAAGGCTAACTATTCAGATAGTTTGCAGAATGTCATAATGTGCCATCTATCAGCAGAAAACGCTGATAGAGATAGTTTCATCGAGAAGATGAAAAAAGTCGCTTATGGGGCGAATGTGGATGTTGCGGAGCGTAACAGGGAATGGGTTTTAAGGAAAGGAGATGAATGTCCGTTTTGATTAGAGAAAACAGAGATAACTACTGGATGTTAAATTGGCTCGATAAATTTATGGAAGGGCATAAAGGATTTATATGTGGCGGTTGCTTCAAGAATATTTTTAATCAAGAGAAAGTGAAAGACCTTGATATATTCTTTCAAAATGAGGGCGATAGAGAGGAAGCAGTTGATTACTTTGATAGTATGACAGCCGGATATACTGATGGAACAATGGAAGATGCTGTTTCGGAAGACGAAGCTAAATACAAGTTCTTGTATGAAAATGATAATGTAAAGGCTTATGTTCACAAAGAAACAGGAATAAGGCTTGAATTAATCAGTAAAATCTATGGAACAGCAGAGCAGATTATAAGCCAATTTGATTTTTCTATCACTAAATTTGCCTATTACAAAGCAGAGGTTGAAGATGAAACAGGGGCAGAAGTGGAAGAAATACCTTTTGATAATGGCAATAAAACCGAAACTCATATTGAATACAGGGTTATATATGATGATAAGTTTTTTGAACATTTACATCTTAAAAGACTTGTCATTGATGATAAAATCCCATTTCCTATGAGTACATTTGAAAGAATGCTGAGATATACAAAGTACGGATATTTTCCTTGCAGAGAAACAAAGTTAAAGCTGATTAAGGCTTTAAATGAGTTAAATAGCAGAGAGATTGAAGTATCTGAAAGCCTTTATAAGGGTTGGGATTAAATTATAATGAGTGTCCATTTTAGAAAGGAGAAAGATGTGGATAAAATTGTAATTTGTAAACATTGTGGAAAGCCAGAGTATTACGGAGAAATGCGTTGGTTAAGCGGAAGGTGCAGTTGTAGAAATTGCTACAAAAGTCAATGGCAAGACGAAAATCACAAGCTTTACATTTGGAATGATTTAGATGGAAAAAGACCAACTATGGAAGAATATGAAAGGCAAGAAAGATGATTAAAGGCAGAAAAGTCTACGGCCCATTAACTGATACTTGGAGCACAGGTTATTGGGTTGCGGATGATAAAGGGAATTATTACCCAGTGTGGTAGAAAGGAGCAGCAATGGAGAGATTAACAAGTAACAAAGAAGTATCTGATATGTCAATGATTGAACTGGCACATAATAGTTGCTATGCAGATGATGAGCGTAACGCGCGGTACAGAGATTACGAGATGGACATGGACGCACGAGATTTTGCGAGAAACCTTATGGTCACACTAGCAAAAGATGAAATGCCAATAAGTGACACGGAGTTTGACGAGGAAATATTAGATAACTTGGCAATAGACCCATTTTCGGATGTCCGTGGTCTAATTGCACTATTCTATCGTAATTTGTGGGCTATGGCAAATTTAAGAGAAACACTGAAAAAATACGAGGACTTAGAGGAACAGGGCAGACTTGTTAAGTTGCCTTGTAAAGTGGGAGATATGCTTTATTATCCAGACAAGGAATTTAACATAATTATCCCTATGAGACTAACCGAAATTGTTATAAAGTTCAATGGTCTTGATACAAGTTCTTGTCAGTATGATTGCTGTAGTTTTGATGAGTGCGGAGATGCTTATGAAGACTATGAATTTGACGACGAGGATATCGGAGAAACAGTATTCCTCGCAAAATCCGAAGCCGAAGCAAAACTGAAAGAATTAAGGGGCAACAATGATTGATTGTAATATTTGCAAGCATAAAGAAGATTATGGTTATTGTATAGAATGCAAACACGGAGAGTTGTTCGAGAGGAACAATGTGTCAGAGCCTAAACAAATATCAGTTAGTAATGGAAGAGAATATTGCGGACATTGTGGCTATTTGTCTGAATATGCCAGAGGATATAAAAAGTTTTACTGTATTAGGTGTGGCGGACTTAATTTAAGAAGTTGGAAGAATTGAGAGGTGGAGAATGAAAGTATTCAAATGGGATGATTACTATGATACAGAACATTGTCCTCATTGTGGCAGAATAAGGCTTATGATAGCCCGTACAGAATATGGAATTAAAAGAGTTTGCGAAAAGTGCGGATGGTGCGTTGAGGATAATAACTACTTTGTGGAAGATGAAACAATCGAGGAAGAGAGGTAAGGAAATGGGTAATAACTGTAATTGTAAACACAATCACAACTCTAATTCAGATGAGCCTTGTTGCAGATGTGATAGCAAACAGACCAATGCCGACAGGATAAGGAATATGCCGGATAAAGAGTTAGCAGAGTTTCTTATAGCTTTTAAGAACACATTTGGCGAAGAATACGAGGGAGAAGCTAGTTGTATGGATTGGCTTCAATCAGAAGCAGAAGAAACCACAACAAATATGGAAAACTTAGATGTAAGGAGATAATAACTATGAATCCCAAATGGAGTGAGGAGGAAGTCCTTTTATTAAAAGATAAATATTCTCGCTTAACAAATGATGAATTAATCGCCTTATTTCCTAATAAAACATTTTTGGCAATCTATAAAAAAGCTTATTCACTTAATTTAAAGAGAGATGAAGAAATTAAGTTTTTGAACAGGTCAAAAGCCAAAAGTGGTAAAAATGCTAGTAATTGGAATGGCGGCGTTAGGAGAACAAGAAAGGGATACGTTCAAATATTAATGCCGGAACATAAAAGAGCAGATAAAGGCGGATACGTTATGGAACATATCGTAGTTTATGAAAAAGCTACAGGAATAGAAGTGCCGCAAAATTGCTGCATACATCATTTGAACGGGATAAAAAATGATAACAGAATTGAAAATTTATGTATGATGACAAATTCGGCGCATACAATATATCATCATACAGGACAAAAAAGAAGTGAAGAAACCAGAAAACGAATTTCAGAAAGCAAGAGGAAAAAATATGAATAAAGTGATAATTTCAGGAAGAGTTGTTAGAGAAGTTGATGTTAGATATTCACAGACAGCAAACGGAAGTATGGCAGTAGCAAGATACACATTAGCTGTTGACAGAGCTTTTAAGAAAGAGGGCGAACAGGCAGCAGATTTTATTAACTGTATCGCATTTGGCAAGAATGGAGAGTTTGCAGAGAAGTATCTTCATCAGGGAACCAAGATAATTGTTGAGGGCAGATGGCAGACAGGCAATTATACCAACAAGGACGGACAGAAAGTCTACACTAATGATTGCGTTGTTGAAAAACACGAATTTTGCGAAAGTCGTGCTAATCAGCAGAATAATAATAACAATGGAATTATGGGCGGTAATGCTAGTTCAGACAGCTTTATGTCAATTCCAGATGGCGTAGCAGACGAGGGATTACCATTTAATTAAAGAGGTGTGAGTATGAAAGAGAATGAAGCAATAGAAAAACTGAAAAATATGCGATTATATATGCAGATTACGGACAAGAACAACGATTGCAAGTTTACAGAAGATGATTACAAGGCTAACGAAATGGCAATACAGGCACTTGAAAAGCAGATACCAATGAAACCTATATTTAACCATAACCTTAGTGATACTCTTTCTTTATTCCATTGTGAATGTGGAAACGCAATCAAAGTTAGTCACGATATAGGAATAATGAATAACAACAATGCACCAAATTACTGTAGCAAGTGTGGCTGTAGATTAGATTGGAGTGACGAAGAATGAGATTAATTGACGCAGATAACTTAAATTTTCAGGAGCAGCACTATAGCAAAAGCCAGATGAAAGCGATTCTTGATTTTGTTGATAATCAGCCGACAGTTTATGACATTGATAGAGTTGCGGAGCAGTTGAAAACAGACTCTTCTGTAAAACTGTATGGAAGTGGCAACAGCAATAATTATCTTATTCTTCTTGAAAAGGCAATAGAGATAGTAAAGGCAGGAGACAATATATGAGATTGATTGATGCAGATAAACTAATTGAGGATATTCACAAAAGAAATTATATCGATAAGGCTTTATCTGAAATATTTGAAACTATCATTGATGAACAACCGTCAGCTTTTAGTATGGGGGCTAAGCCTATTGATAATTTTGTGAATCCTTTTGAAGTAAAGGCAGGTGGCAATTCTTGAGTTATCAAAACATAGCAAGAGCCAAGGCTATAGAGAGAAGCAATAAGCAAAGGCTACTAAAGATAAATCCAAAACTTGATGATAAGAGTGGTATTTATTTTTTGACCAGAGTTGACGAGAACGATATTCCTTATTTTTACATCGGGCAAGCACTACACCTATCGCAGAGGATGTGTGGTCACCTTGTAGGGTATCAGCACATAGATTTATCAATCAAGAAAAGAGGATTTTATAGCAAAGATAATCCTTATGGTTGGAAACTAAACTTTATTCATTACCCAGAAAACGAACTTGATAAATGGGAGCAGTACTGGATTTTGGAGTACACCAAGAAAGGTTATCAGTGTCGCTATAATAAGACAGCTGGCGGTCAAGGAGAGGGTAAGGAAAAGATAAATGAATTTAAACCCTCTAAAGGTTATCGTGACGGCATACAGCAAGGCAAAAAGGTATTAGCGAGGGAATTATCCTCTATCGCTGAAAAACACCTTAAAATCGAATTAAGAGAAGATAAAGCTAATAACAAGGTTTCGCAGAAACAGTATGAGAAGTTTATGGATATATTGAAAGAAGGTAGGAACGAATGAGCGAAATTAAAGGCTATACAGCAGAAGAAATCGCACGAGATTCAAAGGAAAAACTTATTAGCGATTATGAATTTTGTAAGTGCGATTTAGCTGAAATCAGACAGCATGAAAAAGAAATTGCAGATATAAGACTTGAGTACAATTCAAAGATAGTAAAGTACAGGATGGAAAGCGTAAAAAGAGTTCTTGACTTCGTAAGAAGTGAGTATAGGGCAGGTAGAATTTGCGACCTTGAAATACTATTGTGTCATTGCCAAAACAAGCTGAATGGAAATATTGATGGAACGGAATTAGACCTTGATGAGCATTTAAGAGGAGTTCCTTTTGAGAAAGTGGGTGATTCGGAATGAATGATTGCAATGGCTGTAGATACGAAAACAGCACAGATATAGAGGTGCATTTAGAATTTTGTACGAATTGTAAAAGAGCCTATTCCAATGAAGAAGATAGGGAATTTTACGAAGATAAGTATAGGACTATAGACTAAAAATCAAAGAAAGGAATAGGTTGTCGCGACATAAAACCGAGGTTTCCTTTTGGTAGATTTAAAATGCTAGAAAATGGATTGTATAAAATGGATTGCAGGGATGGGCTTAAATTAATAGATGATGGAATGATAGATATTGTAATGACAGATATTCCTTATAATATTTCTCAAAAAAAGTCTATTGATAGAAGTGCGATAGATAGCAAGGCATTAAAGAGAAGCGGAAACAAAAAAGAACTCAATTTCAATTATGGCAAATGGGATTTCTTTGCAGATAATGAGGCGTATTTCAGCTTTATTCAGAGCGTCTTTGTCGAAGTGTATAGAGTTATGAAAGACAGTGCTAGTCTATATATGTGGGTTCCTAAAAATGAGGTATCTTTTATTGAATATATACTTAAAGATATAGGATTCCATGTTAGAAGTACATTGGTTTGGTGTAAAACCAATCCTTGCCCTCAAATATTTAAGGTTGGATATATGTCTAGCACTGAATTTTGCATTTTTGCTACAAAGTTGCCAGGTGCTAAACATTATTGGAATATCGAGAAAGGACAGAAGCAATCTTTTTGGGTAAAACCAATTTGTCAAGGCAATGAGAGGACGGAACACCCGAATCAAAAGCGACTTGATATTGCAGAGGATATGATTACTCAATCTGCAAGAAATGGTGAACTACTTTTGGATCCATTCGCAGGAAGTGGAACTTTTGCAATAGCGGCACATAATTGTGGATTAAAATTTATCGCATTTGAAAATGATGATAAAAATTATAAAATTGCTGAAAGCCGAGTAAAAGCCGAGACATCACAGATGAACTTATTTGACTTTATAGGAGATACAGAATGATAGTACATTGTTTATTTGAACAGTCGGGCACATTCAAGAATGCTTTCAAAAAGTATGGAATTGAAGCCTACGACTATGATATTCAGAATGAATTTAACGAAACCGATTATGTTACTGACCTTTTTAAAGAGATAGAGGGGGGGTATCAAGGCGAGCCGAGTTTGTTTGATAAGATAAGCCCAGATGATTTGATATTTGCATTTTTCCCTTGCATAAGGTTTGAAAATCAGATAATGCTGTGGTTCAGAGGACAGTCGGCAAGTCAGAAAAAATGGTCTTTAGAAGAAAAATGCGAATTTGATATGAATTTGCTTAAAGAAGTTTCGCTTATGTATGATTTGGTAAACAAAATGTTTATTATTTGCACGAGAAAAGGATTAAAGCTGGTAATGGAGAATCCTTATTCAGAAGAGCATTTTTTAAGGCGATATTGGTGCTATCTTCCGGCGGTAATTGATAGAGACAGGAGAGATAGCGGAGATTACTTTAAAAAGCCTACGCAGTATTGGTTTTTGAATTGCGAGCCACAGAACAATCTTATTTTTGAGCCAATTAGTTATAACGCTATCGAATGCAAGGACGCTATAAGGGCAATGTCAAAAGAGCATTATGCAAAAACGGGGGCAGATAATAAGAAAACAGCAAGGTCAATGATACACCCACAGTACGCAGATAGATTTATCAGGCAATATATTCTTGATGAAGAGATATGGAGAGGTAAATAATGAAAGACGAAACAAAGCAGGAAATACAGATTTTACTTGACCTACTCAAAAGCAGTCTTACAAGAAACGGTGTAAGTATGGCAACGGACAGAGAGGGCAACTTAATGTTCTTTGATACATCTACCTATGTTAGAAGTAAAGGTAAGGAATTTGACGGATTCAGAGTTAATATTAATGATTTAGTGAAGTAACAATGTGACGGAACTTGAAGAGGTAATTATGGCAGGCAATTTTATTAAAATTGACAGAAAGATTTTAAAGTGGGAATGGTGGAGTGATATTAATACATTCAGACTTTTTATGTATATGTTGATAAGTGCCTATTGGAAAGACGGAAATTATAAAGGCAAGATAATTGAAAGAGGGTCTTTCCCCTCTTCAATATCTGAATTATCAAAAGAAACTAATTTGTCTGTAATGGAAATTCGTACCTCACTAAAACACTTACAATTAACAGGTGAAATAACAAGCAAAGCAACAAACAAATTCACGATATTTACTGTGGTTAACTACAATTTGTATCAAACGGATAACAAGCAAGATAACAAACAAATAACAAGCAACTTAACAAACAATCAACAAACAGATAACATTCTATTAACAAACTCTATATTAAAAGAAAGTAAGAATGAAAGAACAGAAGAAATTAAAGAAGACAAGAATATAGAAAAAGATATTACTAACGTAATATCCAAAAAGAAAAGTTATTATCCCGATGATGAATTACTTGATGAAGCATTTAACGAATATGTGACAATGCGTAAGAGAATTAAGAAGCCTATATGTACCGGCAAAGCATTACATAGGGCTATGAATACTCTTGAAAAGTTGTCTGGTGGAGATAATGACTTGGCTGTTAAAATTCTTAATCAATCAGTAGACCATTGCTGGCAAGGGTTGTTTGAGTTGAAAGAAGATAATTCTAATAAGCAAGGCAATCAGAATTTCAATAAGGGCGCTATTGATTGGGATAATGTGTAAAGGAGAGCAAATGTATGGACAGAGATTGTAAAAATTGCGTATATCATTCAAGTGGTAGTTGTAGTCAATGGGATTGTAATTTTACAACAATTAACGATGTGAGAAATGAAGCTATTGACGATACTGTAAAAGCCATAAAGAAGTTACGTGCTTTTACTATTTTAGAAGAGGAAGAGATTGACGAGATAGCAAGACAGCTAAAGTTAAAGGCAGGTGGTAACACTTGACAAGAGAAGAAACAGTTAAAATCATTCGCATAATGTGTGATTGCTACCCTAACTACAAGCCTAACGACCTATCAGAAACAGTAGATGTGTGGAATATGATGTTGGAAAATTACAGTTATGAACAAGTGTCAGTCGCACTTAAAGCATACATCAACTCTGATACAAGCGGATTCGCCCCAAGTATAGGACAGTTGATAGGCAAAATACAGACTATATCGCAGCCACAGGAACTTGACGGAATGGCAGCTTGGGGTTTGGTTAGCAAAGCGTTACGGAATGGCACATATGGAGCAGCTGAAGAATTTAACAAGCTACCACCACTTGTCAGACAGGCAGTTGGTATGCCAGATAACCTTAAAAACTGGGCGACATCAGATTATCAGACGATAGAAACAGTAATACAATCGAATTTCTTAAGAACTTACGAAACAGTTGTTAAGCGTGCGAATGAAATAAATCGTATGCCGGATAACATTAAGTCACTTATCAAAAAGGCGAATGCAAATTCGTATAAGGCTCAAATCGAGCAAAAATTCCAAAGAGATATAAATACACTTAATGACAAAAATAGCAACCTTATCGCTCAAAAAGAAGATTCAGAGAGCTATATTGAAGCACCTAGAGAGGTACAAGATAGAATTGACAGAATGAGAGGTTGATTTTCAATGGAGACAACGCCAATTAGTCCGCAGAAGAAATTATATAATTACCGCCGAGAGAATGGATTGTGCCCTAAATGCGGCAAGCCGCTTGATAGAAAAGGCTTTTATTGTGAAGAATGTAGGGAGAAGCAAACGACTTACAGTAGAGAAACTAGAGAACTTTGCAGGCAGTTTAAAATTTGCCCGGAATGTCGCAAAAATAAACTTGTGGGTGATGAAAAGATATGTCCGGAATGTTTGGCTAACAAAGCTGAATATAGAGCTAATCACCCATTAAGTGATGATAAGCGAAGAAAAAACAATGAAGCATTTAAACAGTATTCGAAAAACTTATACGCTGAACGTAGAAAAGCTGGCATATGTGTTAGATGTGGTAAGGCTAAAGCTGTTGAGGGCAAAGCAAAGTGTTTTATATGCCAGAGTAAAGATAATGCTATCCACAGAAAAAGAACTGAAAATAGGCAAAATATAAAAGAATATCGCAAAGAAAATCACTTGTGCTATCGTTGTGGAGAACCTATTGACAGACCACAAGGACAATTATGTCAGAAATGCTGGCAGACAGACTATGAAAGGGGTAAAAGCCTTAAGAATGATAATAGCAAGCACTACTGGCGATACGACAATCAGTTTCTAAGAAAGAAGTGAAAATATGAGCAAGGCAGAACAGAAAAAGTTTAAGGAACAAATGTTACGTGTTCAGATGAATAGAATTAGTAATGAACAGCAGAAGAAAAATTTTGAATCAGCATTGATATTAATTATGTGGGTACTACACGATAAGTTTGGTTTCGGACAGCAGAGATTAACAAAAGTACAGAGAGAACTCAAAGCACTTATAGATAACTATAATGACGGATTATTCACAGCAGAAGAGCTTGTTAATCAGTTATACGAAGAAACAGGAATAGAACATATTAAGTTTAAATAAGGAGATAGGCTTATGAAGTTTTCGGAACTTACTAAGCCGGAGCTTGATGAAATAATTGAAAATGCCAATTTTACAGAAGAAGAACTGAGAATATTCAAGTTACTATCACAAGGCAGAAGCATTACAGAAATTGCTATGCGGCTGTCCGTGTGTGATAGAACAGTCAATCGCAAGATAAACAAAATTAAAAAGAAAATAAGTAAGTTGGAGGTTATAAATGATTAGGGTTACTCAAAATGGCGAAGACGTAAAAACAGAAAACATAACTCTTTCAGACAGCTTACTAAAGATAATTGCAGAGATAATTGACAACAAGTAAATATGTGTTACAATGTGCCGTAGAACGTGATAAATGCGGCACATTTATTTATATTATAAGGAGATAAAATATATGGAATGTGTTGCTTATATGAGAGTATCTACTGAAAAACAGGCTGTTGAGGGCAATGGACTTGATAGCCAAAAAAGAGACATTGAAAATTATTGTAGGAAAAATGAGCTTGTAATAACAGATTGGTATATTGACGATGGTTACACAGGTACAAATATGGATAGACCGGAACTTCAAAGACTTGTGAATGATTGTAGCCGCAAAAGAGTAAGTTGTGTTGTTGCTTTTAAGCTTGACCGATTATCAAGAAATATGATTGACGGAATATATCTTATCGAGAAAGTATTTCAAAAGTATAATGTCGTGTTTAAATGTGTTCACGATAGCGTAAATTATGATAGCCCAATGGAGCAGGCGTACACACAAATGATGGCTGTATTTGCACAGCTTGATAAAAATACTATGATGTTGCGTATGCGTGGCGGTATGCTTGAAAGAATTAAGCAGGGTTACTGGATGGGCGGTGGCAATTTGCCGTATTGTTATTCCTACAGTAAGGAACAAGGTATATTAATACCTATCCCGGAACGTGCAGAACAAGCAAGAAAAGGTCTTGAATTATTCATATCTGGCTATTCAGATGCGAAAATTAAAGAAATTTGTGGCTTTAAGTCTGAACTTGTTACTAGAAGCATTTTGACCGGCGTTGTAAATATCGGAATGATACCTTACAAAGGCAAAATATATCAAGGAAAACACGAACCTATTTTTGATAAAGATAGGTTTAATCTTGGATTAGAACTAAGAAAGTCAAGGTGTTCAGCAAAAACTTACTGCATAACTGAACCTAATTTATTGACCGGATTATGTTATTGTGGAATTTGTGGTTGCAAAATGCGTTATCAAAAATGGGGCAGTGAAAAACATAAGATTTATTGTTGCTCAAGAAATAAATCGCTTTCATATCTGCCTAATTATAATGCAAGCTGTAATAATTCGCTTGAATGGGCGGACGAGATAGAGAAACAAGTAGAAGAAGAAATCCTTAAAATATCACTTGATTTATCATCTTACAAGCCAAAAGAAAAGGCGACAAAACTTGAAATTATGCAATCACAGCTTGAGAAGGAACAGATTAAGCTAAAAAGATTGTATAATCTGTATGCTGACGGAAATGATACTGTCTTAGAAATGATTAAAGAACTGGAAGCACAGATTAAGGAAATGAAATTAAACATTGCCGCTGAAAGCAAAAACGCAATCAATACGCAGAAAAAGGAGTTTGTTTATGAGAACATAAAAAAACTTGCCGACATTTGGGATAAGGTCGACAAGAAACAAAAGAACTTGATACTAAAGACTATAATTGACAAGATAGTAATTGTCAATGGAAATATTGAAATACAGCTTAAGAATTTTTAGCACAAACTTAATGCAGTTCCTATAGCATATAGGAAGTGCTAATGCCGCATTTATCGCGTTTTACAATTATATAATTTCAGCATTGTCGCTTATATGTCGCATATATGTCTATTATGTGTCGCTATAAGTGATTTTTTTTATGCAAAAATGTAACTAGAAAGAGAGGTAGTGCAAATGTTTTCTGATGAAGTAAGAGAAAAAATCTTGAGTAAAGAAGAATTACAGAAACTTGACTTAGTGACATTATCTCTTGTTATCCACGCAATCGAGGAAGTTTTAGAGGAGGCAGACAATGAACAATCCTTATCAGCAACCGATTATGAGTAATTATGTACCTCAATATGGAGCATATCAATATAATCCTATGGCAAATATCCAGAGATTTCAGCCGCAGGAGCAGATGCAGCAATCACAAGTTCAGCAAACTATTCCACAGCAGATAATAGGTATTAACGGCAGAGTTGTGCAAGCAGTTGAAAATATAAACGCTAACGAGGTCCCTATGGATGGCTCAATGGCTTTTTTTCCTAAGCAGGATATGTCGGAGATTTATGTTAAGGGCTGGAATGCTGACGGAACAATTAGAACGATTGTGTATAAGCCTTATACAGCCCCTAAAGATAATCAGACAGTAAATTCTATGCCTGATGCAGAAAATGCTAAATTTACCCTATCAGATGAAAGCACACAGCTATTTCTGAATAAGTTTAAGGAATTGTCAGAGAAAATAGGGCAGTTGGAAGATAGATTTGATAAATCTTTAGGAACGCAAAGAAAAACTTCAAGAACTCAAAGCAAAGGCGGTGATGAAGAATGAACCCAATTAACATTTTTCAGATGATGAAAGCTGGTCCGCAACAGTTCATACAACAGATAATGGGAAATAATCAGATGATGAGTAATCCCATAATGAAAAATACTATGCAGATGGCACAACAGGGTAATACGCAAGGCATAGAGCAGATGGCTAGAAATTTATGCAAAGAAAAGGGATTGAATGCAGATGATGTATTTAGCCAGATAAAAAGTAGATTTGGTAATTAGTAGCATATCGGGCGGATTGCCCGCCCCGATAAAAATTATTTTCCGCTTTTATATTGCGGATAATTATCATCTTTATATCGCCACATAAAACCTTTGTGAGTTTTTGCAAAACCATAGCAACAATTTAATACGGCATTTTTATTAAATAATCCGGTTTGCTTTATTTCTTTGATACCAGACCATTCTTTAATAAAAATATTATTTGCATCATATTGAATTATTGGTCTTTCTCTATAATCGGAAAAATGTTTTCTGACATATGGTTTTCTATTTTTCTTAAGATGCAATGTTTCTTTGGAAAACAAAATAGATAAATCATCGCAAGGAATGTTGTTTTTTGTAATCTTCTTATATCTTTGTTGCACAAGATAGTATGGCACATTGTATATATTGCACCATTCTTTCATAGGCTTTAAGATACCGTTTAATTCAATATAAACAGTGTTCGTTTTATTAATAGATTGTTCAGCAATTGTAGCCCATCTACAATTACCAGGCTCATAATTGCCATTCACATCTATTCGGTCTATGGTTAGAGTGTCGGAGTAGCCGTTTTTAATAGCCCAATTATAAAAAAGTTGAAAAATTGTTTTCCCATTCCTCACAAACAGTTATTCCTCTTTTGCCATAATGTTGATAGCTAGGCTCATCGGGGTTATTACATCTCATTTTTATTGACTTCCAAATGTGATGTAATCGGGTTCCCGATTGACCATGAACCTTTCTAAAATAGTTTTGTTTTTTGCAACCGCAAGAGGTTTTATGCCCTGATGTTAATTCATTTGTTTTTGCCGTGGTAATGTTTCCACAATCACATCGGCATATCCATCTTTTAGTTTTATTGGATGGATTTGTATCAACGCACAAGACTTGTAACTTGCCAAATTTTTGACTTGCTAAATCAATAGATTTACCCATAAAAATAACACCTGTCCTTTCAGTGCGAGATGTCCTATACCAGCTAATGTACGGAAACTGTTAGGACAAACAGCTTATCGGGAGCTACCCTATCCGTACAAATATATTATAACACATTTTAATTAACTTTGATACTAATTCTTGCAAGATTAAGTATATAAAATTTTAATAACGGAGGTAAAAAATTATGTTTAGTTCAAATTGCAACACAGCATCAGTACCATTAGTTGCTAATATTGACGGCAACGGCAATAACGGCGGATGGGCTGACGGCGGATGGCTTTGGATAATCGTTGTATTCGCATTACTCTTTGGATGGGGCAATGGTGGATTTGGCGGTTTTGGTGGCAACAATGGCGGTGGCTATGTTGCGACAGCGGCTACACAGGCTGATATTCAGAGAGGATTTGATAATTCAACAGTTATCAGCAAGTTAGACGGCATTTCAAACGGCTTATGTGATGGCTTCTATGCCATGAACAATAGTATGCTCACAGGTTTCAATGGTATTAACACAAATATCATGCAGACCGGATTCGGCATCCAGCAAGCTATTAACGCTGATACAGTTGCCAATATGCAGAATACTAACGCTTTACAGTCACAGATTGCTAACTGCTGCTGTGAGACGAGAGAAGCCATCCAGGGTGTAAACTACAATATGGCTACACAGACAAACGCATTACAGAACACAATGTGCAACAACACAAGAGATATTATCGACAGCCAGCAGGCAGGAACGAGAGCTATCCTTGATTTCTTAACAAATGATAAGATAGCAACACTTACAGCAGAGAACAACGATTTACGCAGAGCCGCATCGCAGGATAGACAGAATGCACTTCTGACTACTGCAATGTCAGCACAGACAAATCAGATTATAAATGCTGTAAATCCTACGGCTATTCCAGCTTATGTTGTGCCTAATCCAAATGCTTATGCATATGGCTGTGGTTGCAATACAGGATGTGGCTGCTAAAAGTAGCAGCTACGCAAAAATGAATAATTGAGTATCTTAATTGAGTTTAACTCGATTATGTCTGCTATGCAGTATTACTTATAATCAAAGGGCAGACTGTAATGTTTGCCCTTATTTTTATGAAAGAGAGGTAAAGATAATGGAAATAACAGGAATTGCTTTACAAACAGTTGCCGCCGGAGAAGATGTTGCATTTACAGAAACACCGGTATGCGGTAGCAAATGTATAGTCCACAGACAAGGAAGCGGAATTATCAAGTTAAGAGGTATTACAAATCAGTGCAAGGCTAGATTTTTAGTATCTTATAGCGGAAACATTCAGATACCTACAGGCGGTACAGTTGAAGCTATCTCACTTGCTATTGCAGTGGATGGAGAACCTTTACAGTCAACAAGAATGGTTGTTACACCTGCCGCAGTCGAAAACTTATTTAATGTATCGGCACAGGCATATGTTGATGTGGATTGTGGCTGTTGCAGTACTGTAGCGGTTCAGAATACATCTACGCAGGCTATTGAAGTACAGAACAGTAATTTGATTGCAGTAAGGGAGGCTTGATATTATGCATAAATGGGCTAAACAGATTATGGAATGTGTCAAGGCTAAGGTTGAAGCAATCGGATTAGATAGCTTTGAGGGGCAGAACCTTGACGATTTAAAAGATTTTACAGAAATAGCTAAGAACATAGCTTGCTTTGACAAGGATTACAGAATTGTTGAAGCTATGGAAAAGTCAGAAGATAACGAAGATATTATGCGTATGCTTGAACAGTACGAAGATTATCCGGACAGAAGATACTATGACCATTACCGCTATGCAAATGGCAGATTCGCCCCAAAAGGCAAAGGAACATACCGCAGAGGATATGAAGAGCCGCCATATTACCATATGTACCCAGAAGCAGAGCATATGAGGGATATGGATAGGGATTATGGCAAGATGTATTATACAGAGCCAATGTCTGAAAGTGGTTATGACAGAGCGAAGAGAAACTACACGGAAACTAAGGAAATGCACAAGAATAATACGCCAGAAGATAAGGAACACAAGATGAAGTCACTTGACAGCTACACTAAGGAACTTGCAAGCGATATTACAGGTATGGTGGCTGATATGTCGGCAGAAGAGAAGAACTTGCTTAGAACAAAGTTAAGTACTCTTGTATCTAAGATATGATTTTAAGGGCTATGAGTAGCAATATTCATAGCCTGTTTTATTCAGAAAGGAGCATACAGATGATTTTTAGCATTAATGGTACAATGTGGCAAGTACAATATAAAAATTCAAATTCGGGTGAATTAAAGCGGTCAGACAATGTTTCTGTACTAGGCGTAACAGATAGAAATGCGCATACAATTTATCTGTCAAATGCCTTGCGTGGATTTATGCAACGCAAAGTGCTGATACACGAAGTATGCCACGCAATCTGTATGTCCTATGATGTGTACTTGCCTATCGAACAAGAAGAGATATTGTGTGATTTTGTGGCGACTTATGGCGATGAAGTATTTGATATTGTTGATATGGTGCTTGGAGCAGTTAGGAGAGTGGGATAATGAGCATTGATGAGTTGTTAAAGATAATTCAAAAGACTAATCCGACTATGACAAAAGAATTATTGATATATGAGCTTAGCCAATGCCGGTATTCAAGTAAAGCATTGATTTATACAGAAAAATGTTGCCAAAAAATTTCGGGGTAACGCATTTGATACCTCCCCCGGATACATCTTTGATATTCAGAAAAACGATTTTGACAATTTTTAAAATTCGGTTCAGATTTCGTTCAAATCCTATTTAAAAAATTGAAAAAATTTTCCCACAAAATATAATGTGAAATTTTTGAAACCCCCGTCATATGCAATTTTGAAATCCAAAAATCGGTTACACAGAATTTTAATTTTTGCTCCCGATTTCGTTCGGATTTGCCCTGAAAAATTGATGAAAAACTTTAACAGATTAAAGTGCATTATATAAACTTGACCGGCTGCGATTCGTGCTTGTTTTGACTTTGTGACTTTGTGATTTGACCTATACGGTGGTTTTATTGTGTCGGTGTAGACTTATAAGCCTACAGAACAAAACAGCCTTAAAACGCCTTTGGCAGCGTTGCATAAAATGGGTATAATATGCCCTTGTAGGTTGTGGAAGCTGTCGCCAGTTCTGGAGAATCCACCAGAACGCACGCCGCCCCAATTGGGTACACTTGTACACCTAAAAAGCCTTATATATAAGCATAGCATTATTGTATTAATTTTTCAAGGTACGCAAAGAAAAGCGTATAAATATATACGCTTAGTGCTTGCGGCTGGAATCGAACCAGCCAAACCAGAGCAAGCCAAAAAGGGCGCAGATTGTACGCCCTCAATCAAGTTATTAATTATTAAATTCATAAAATAGACCGCCTTTATTATAACAAGTTGTAAGCCTTTTTAAGCCATAAAAAATATCATAGTTACAATCAAAAACAGCCTGCGAACCTGTGTATATAATTACGCTCCGCCCATTATCCCAAAAAGAAAAATCTGCTATTTTTTCAAGCTCCAAGATTTTAGCCGCCTTTTTCCCATAGATAAATATAAATTTTTCTAAATTTCCGCGGATTTCTCCAGCTGTTAAAGTGTTCAGTTTTTCATATATTGTCATATCATAGACCTCCATATTATTAATATTATCCCTTAAAAGGAAAAACCGCCGCCGGTATCGGTCCGGCTGGCATCCTCTGCGGCGGTTAATTTGCTTTTACTTCTGCTCTTAAAATCTCAATAGCTTCTTGTGTTGTGTGTTCCCTGTACCACTTCCAAGGCTTCTTGTATGCCTTCGCAAGTGCAAAATCTTCATGCTTTTCTGTCAAAATGTGTCTAACTTCTAAAAATGCCTTTTTTGCTTCTTCTAATCTATTCATAATGTTTTTACCTTTCTTTTATTTATTCCCTTACGGGTAAAGCAAGCCGGGGAATCGAACCCCGGATGTACCAACCTTGCTAATTATGCGATTTTTTCAACTTTTCGCCTTTTCTTTTCGTTCTCTATTCTGCTTATGCTAGAGTCATCAAAAAGTATATTATATCCGTCATCTTTTAAGGCCTTAGCCATTTTAAAAGCGTTAATTTTTGGAAAGCTGCAAACGCACTCAATAACATTCATTCTAATATATCCGTTTTCTTTTCCCAGCTTTTCAAGGTCCTTTTTATAAATATTAAACATCCTTACTTCTTTCTGTTCTGCCGTTTCGTTCATCACAGTCTTAACCCTCCTTAAACATTCCCCAAGGTGCTATAATTGTACCGCCTTTACAATCGGCGTATATTATTACCTCGCCGTTTGTGATTATTTCGTACTTTTTTAAAATACATTCTATTTCATTGCCGTAAATAATTTTGT